TATACCACCTTTGATAGTTCCACCATAAAAAATCTTATCATCTTAATGGGGTTATGTCAACTGGGTTCTTAATCAGGTCTTCTTAATAGAGACAAAACGGACATTGGACGCCCGCAAAATTTGATCCTGGAATTAAAATAGCCCCCACCGATTAAGTGAGGGCTAGGTAAGCAGTTTCCTCAGACATGCTCAGGTCAGTTGCCTTTTATTGGCAATCTTTATTTTACCCCAGCAAGTTGTTTAACTTGATGAAATAATTTATTCTTTTCTGCATTTGTCATTGGGTCAAATCCAGAAGCAGAAGCAAAACGATTTTCGGAATTACCCTTTCGTTCTGCTCTGTAATAATCCAAACGTTCTGTTAAGGCATTGAACATACCCCAAGCAGTTCCTTTGATATTTGCATTTGTAGGTGAGTCAAAATATAAATCATTAACTAGATTTATTTTGTTGTCCCACTTAGTTAGACTAGCCTTTTTGGCTTCGTCTGGCTTTGGATAAACAGCAGTAATTATGTCGTACACTTGTTTATCGTTAATAGGTGTTTCAAATAAGGCTTTGGCTTCTTTCTCGAAGTCATCCATATATTGAATTGTTAATCCAAGAGTCTCTCGAGCCAACTGGATTTTGCCCTCAACTGTTGCTGTGTGGCGTAGTTTGAAAGATTGCTTCACGCTACCCAATGCAAGATTAAGAGTATTTTGACAGACAACTCGAACAGGTGTAATGCTAGCCTGAACTGAGACTGAGCCGTCATGTGAGGTGTGAACTAATAAATAAGTTGTAGTCTTATCATTAGCACCACTAGGGTCTAAGGTAAATTCTTTTGGAACTACCAATGAGCCGAACACTACTGTGCCGTTCTTGATTGAACCAGCAGATTCCCAACTTGCACCACCATGCAATAGGTTATCGCCAAAATCAAATAGTTGTTCATTTTGCACAACCTTGTATCTTTCACCAACGACACCTAAAATATCTTTGCCGTTGTCAAAAGGATTAGTGCGTGTCACATAGTAAGATGACTTGTGACTACGATAGCCAGTAGGATTTTGAATTTCCTCTAACTCGATATTCCAATTAGATAGTTTTGCACTATCCAACATTGTGCTAGTCTCAACGTGTTCATCCTTATCGAATAACACATTTGCTAGACCATGCCAAGCAGGTTTGCCTCTTAAAGCAAAAGCCACTTCGCCATTCATTTCTTCTAAGGCGTGTGCCATAGTATTTCCTTTCGTTGTAGATATATTTATCTTACATTAACCCACCGACAATGTCAAGACTGGGATACTCAACTGGTCTTCTTAAAGGTATAAATCGGACATGCGGGGCGTCAGACCTGGATCCCGCAAACCCTACGAATGCGGGCCAGGCGATCGTGCTGCTTTGGATGAGGGCTGGAACCTAGGTGATTACACAGTTCAAACCAGCCCACACCACACCTACCAACTAGAATGGTATCTAAGTTCCCAGCCTGCTGGAATATCTTTTAGTACTGACTCTAACTGGTCTATAGTATCTTGAATATCACTAAAATAGTATTCGTCATATTCATATGAACCAAAGAAAAATCCCTCTTGTACTGGTAATAAGTTAACAGCCTCTTCTTTTTGCATTAATACTAATTTGCAAGTATCAAGCAATAGTTGTAGTTGCTCTCGTGATACGTAGTACTCTTCACAATTGTCTACACCGTTTTGGACGTGCTTAACAAACCATGCATGAATCTGATTTGCTTTTCTCCAATAGGCTACCTGCACTTCTAGAGTTGCATAGTCTTTAACGGCAAAGGGTGCTTCTTGAACTAGTCTGTTAAACAGTTCAGGCCTAGCGAATTGTCTAGCAGTAAATTGTCTAGCATTCAAGTACATATCTAATCCCATTTATTTTCCTTTGTTAGTAGGGTGACCGAGCCCTAGGGGACACTTGCTAATAAATTAGCGTGGAACACAAGGGCTGGGTCTACGAGCAGTTTAACAACATGCTCAGGTTGTTGTCAAGTGCCTAGTGACTACTCATTTCGTATAGGCACTTGACCTTTTGGCTACCAAGTATATGGAACTAATATCCATGTGTTTGGTTCTTGCCAAAATCTATAAGTAGCGACTCACAGATTGGTAAGTTGAGGTTGAGACAACTTCCTCATCTGACATAGATAGAATACGAATTGCATTTGATATATCTGCAACTCTATCTTCATAGCCACCAATGTAGTTGCGACCATAGCCTTGTTGTTGGAAAGGGTCTTTTGGACTCTTTGGTTCTTCTGGCAACTTGGTTCTGTCAATCTCTACTTCTACTTCAACCCTGACATTAGGGTCTTGTGACCAATTTCTAACACAAACAGATTTTTTGTTAGATGAAGATATGTCAAAGTTAGCATATGCTATTTGAGCACACTTATCTTTCCACTCTTTCATATCTGTTTCATATTTGCTAAACGCTAAATCATAGTTCATTTTTGCGTTGTGCATTTCTTCTAGTTTGATTTCTAATGCTTTGATAACCTTAGTTCTGGCTACCTTGACATTTATTGCTTTTCCTGCCATTTGTATTCCTTTGTTAGTAGGGTATATAAAACATATCATATAACTGGGGTCTGGGCAAGCCCCTTCTTAACTTAATAGTGTGATGTTCCTCACACGGGACGCCCGCAGATCCAGGGGGTATTTAAAACCATCCCCAATATAATTTAGCAGATACAAAGAATGCAATGATAGCAAGAATTTTTATAATTAAATCTAAAAATGTTATTTTCTGTCTAGCCATGCCCCATCTCCATGAACACCCTCATTGTCAGCAGTATAGCCAAATCCGTCAATAAATCCAAGTATAGCCAATCCAAATAAAAAAGTCAATACTAGTGTTAAGAACATTAAGAATATTATCATAGCCACCTTATTTTTTAGTAGCAGAGAATAAGATATTGTTACGACCCACTACGCATTGACTACATTTTACACATGCAGAGCCACCCTTGTCAATAAGAGGAATTTTCTTATTATTTTCTGGACATGGAATACCAGTTTTATTAACTAGGGATAGTAATTGTTCCTTACCCATTGCGAATGTATCTGCAAGGTATGCAAGTTTAATTCCATGGTCATTAGATAGCACCTTGGCATTATCAACATTATCACTGTCGGTAGAATAATATAAAGATAGATTAGGAATATCTTTAAGAGTAAGAGCAGCAGACATTACTCTTGTATATACCCAGAATTGTATATCTGGTTGTTCCTCAATAACGGAACGCCATGCTTGTGTGTAGTCTTCATTAAAGAAGTCACCGTCCCAGTGAATACGGAATAACATTTCTGCATTACGCTTAACACAATCTTTTTTGAATTCTGCTACCATTTCTGAAAGCAATTCATACATTTCTATACGGCTTGCATTATGTAACAATTCCCAGTTGTGTAATAGATTAGCCTTGACAGCCTTGTATAATTTTTCTAATTTTCCTGCATAGCAAACTTTTTCACATATGGATGTAGCACTAGGGCATGAATAATTTTTTCCTGCAGGTAGACCGAATGTATTTTGAATTAAACTACCATTGCCTGCATTATTAACTAGGTTAGTAACTTTTCTATCGTGTGAGCGTTTTAACTTATTCATTTTCATCCTTTAGGTAGTCTTTCCATATCTTAGCAGAGGATAGTCTTTTCTGTCTATCTTTTACTTTATTTTTATGTATGCCAGAAGCACCTGAACGCCTCAAGCCTTGAACATGCTGTACTTTTCTATCTTTGTATGTGTTACTCATAAGATTAACTTACCATATCGGGCAGACAAAATCAAGGATCTTAAACAGGGACAAATCGGACAGGACGCCCCAGATGTGACGAACATCACACGGCTATTGACTTGCACCTGTCAGTCGTGTATGATAAGTTTGTATCAACAACAACGAAAGGAAGCAAATGACACTAATTCAATTAGGTCAAGAACTCACTACTCAAAAGAGTGGTGCAAAAGGTATAGTCAAAGAGATTATACAGAACCCATCTGGCTCGGTGCGTGTTCGTTTAGATGTTCGAGGTAAAGAACGCTGGACAACTGTTAAGCCAGAATATAAGATTGTTCAAGTAGCAATCTAGTAAAAACTTCTTGGTCTAGGTTTACTTCATTTTTCCTAGACTAAGAACTAAAGCCCCAGTCTGGTTCTGCTCCGTTCCTAGGCTGGGGCATCTTAATTATCATCTTAATCGATCACTTTTAGATCCTGCGGACGCCCCGCAAATTTCGGGGTAATTACAAAGGTTTCTCTTTACTAATTAAATACCAGGATACACATAAGAATATAAATCCAATAAACATTATTTCCATTAGTCATTACCCCATTTAGTAGTTGCTAATTCAATTAGAGTTTGATTTTCTATATCATTTAGAAATAGCATTTGTAAATTAACTAGAAATGCTTTTCTGGCTTCAATGTTATCTACTAGTTGTTGCCATATTTCATCTGTCTCTACAAATTTTTTCATTGTATTAACTATGAAAGTTTTTTCTTCTGCTAACTCATCTATTAAATCTTGAGTTACATCTTTATCAAATACTTCTTCAACCATTTTATGTATTGGCTTTTCTTTAGGCACTTTTAACTCCCGATAGTAGTAGGTCTATGTTTCTAACCATTTTGTCACAATGCTCTGACAATCTCATTATTTCTTCATTATAGTTAGTTTCACTATAAGTTGCAACCTCTTGTAATTGGTAGCCTGATGTTTTTAGTTTGCCTTGTATTTGTTTAAGCAAATCTATCCATTGTGCTTGCATTATTCCTTACCCTCGCAATCTGGACACACTACACATCCGTCTGGATATATGTGTCCTCCGTCTTCGTCATAGTTTATATCATCATTACAAATTATGCAAGTAGTCATTAGTATGAGATACAATCGTGTCCGTCTAGCAATTCGCTAGCCTCTAGTTCATCAAATATGTCAAACTTTTTATTACACTCTTGACATGTTGCTATCATTGAATTACCTCTGTTCTTTTGATATTATGATTATTCAATAGATTTGTTAATTTGTCAATATCAACACCAAAGTCCCACCAAAAACCACACCATTGGCAAGAGAAACTATTTACATATTGATGAAAGATAATTTCACCACTATGGTCACACTTAGGGCAATCGTTATCTTCTGAATATGTATTCATTAGTTAGTAACCCATCCCTCTTGTTCTAGTTGTTCTCTTTCAAGAATTAGAGACTCAGCCTTTTGTCTTGCTAAGTTCCATGCACCCTCACAACGCCAACTAGCAATCATTTCTTTATTTAGAATAACACTAGCATATGAGCCGTCTTTACTTTCAAGAGTCCATAGTGTTTCATCATCATAGATTTTTTGTATATCACCAAATTTTGTGATAGTTCCTGCATACCATAGTTGTGTTGAATTACTCATTATTTAACCTCACTTAGTTTTTGATTTATTCTATCACGATAGCGTTCAACTTTTACATAGACACTAGGGTGATGAATTCTTGACTCACATTTATGACATAGCCAATGAATTCCAATTTTAGTGCATACCACGCAACTCTGTAAGTTGATTATATTATTCATTTATTTTTTCCTTTTCTTTTGATAACTCATAGTCTAGCCCACATGGCAGACATAAAAACCAATCCTTGCTACTTATATGCACAATCTCATATTCGTCACAGAATAAACAGGTTATGCCTTTCCACTCATCATTTAACATTATGCCATTACCTTACTCATGCCACAATCGTAGCAAACTACCTCATCACTTAGAAAGTCGGGGGTAGGCATTTCAATATCAATTTCACAATACCAACATTTTGCTGTATATTTCATTTTTGTATCCTTATCTTTTATCATATTAAAATCCTAGCATAGGGGTCTGACAATGTATAGCAAGGGGGTCGGCATGTCGGCATATTTTTTCTTAACATCTTAAATGACCTAAATGTCCGTTTCGGGGCGTCAGGATCGGCGTGTCGGTTTGCAAATTGTCGGGGGTATGTGATAAATTAAAACTAACTACAAACAAAGGAAATAAAAATGATGACTAGACAACACTTTGAAAAGGTTGCTTCCCTATTAAAAGAATTTAAGGATGAAATTCCTCAAACTACTTTTGAAGAAATTGTTTTGGAATTTGGTGATTTGTTTTTTGCAGAAAATAAAAACTTTAATGACATTAAATTTCAAGAGGCTTGTGGAATTACCTGGCCTACATTTGTTAGACTAAGGTAGTCTGCATCGGGAACCCTCGCATCTTAACGTAAAGGTGCGACACGCCCGATCGGGGCGTCAGCGGCGTGTCGATTTGACTTTGTCAGGGGGTAGTGATAGGTTTTAATTAACGAAAGGAAATAAATGATTCAATGTTCTTGCACCTCTAATTACATGTGCCGTTCTTGTGCTAGAAGTTATAACTAACCAATAGCCTGCATTCGGCAAGGGCGTGTCTTAACGTAAAGGTGCGACACGCCCGATCCTGACGCCCGCTTTATCCACAGGTTACTAACATTGTGTATAACTTTATTAACATATACGGCGTGTTGCCTGTTGATAACCCTAAATTTGTTCATCTATTGTTAACCTGGCGTTCATCTAAATAGGCCAAAATTGTCAGACCCCCCATTTATGATTAAAGTATAGATAGAAATTAAGGAGGTATCCAAATGAGAGGATACGTTGAAGCCCTAGAGGCTTGGGAGCAAGAACTCCCAGAGGGTGTAGAACCTGATTACGACCAGTTCTACAAAATCTGGCGAGGCGAATAGCCCACAGGTTTAGTCTCTGGATGAGCCTAGGCAAATAAGCCCGAAAGGGATGAGCCCTAGCAAATAAGCCAGAGACATGCAAGACCCCCTCCCAAATCTGTCGGGGGTATATGATAGGTTTAAGTTATTACTAGAAAGGTAAATAAATGAAAAAGAAATCAACACTAACAATAGCCATGTGCTACAAATGCTTAGAAGAAATCGAACTAAGCACACCTAGTTTAGAATTGTTCGCACTATGCAACGATTGTGCTATGGATAAGGCAGGTTACTAAATGACCTACGAGAATTGGTTGTCAGAGCAAGAGGCTATACTATTAGAAAATCTACAATACGAAATGGAAGCAGGTAAATAAATGACTAAGGATACAATGATAGATTTAATTCACAGCGAATTAAATGCCCAATATGGTGATAGTGTGTTAGCAGACTATGCACTACTAGGCACACTAAAAGCAATAGTTACCAATGAGCAATTAGAAAAGATAATTAAATTAAATGATTGGAATAAATAAATGAACTACAAACTATGGCTAGCAGGTCAAGAGATTAAACACTTTATCGAAATGCGTTGGCTAGATGTTAAATATGCCAATGATGAGACATGGCTAGCAATACTACTAGTTAGCACATGGATATTCTGTGCCTATGTTGCGAGTGTGAACTAATGAACTGGAACAGACTAACACGCAGAGGAAAGAATCTAGTTATTGTCCTTTACACAATACTAATGACACTACTACTAGTCGGGGTATGGAATAAGTATGATAGAAAAGGTTGTGTAGATAAATACACAGCAGATATATTAGCAACACAATTCCTATATGGCGAGGGCGAAGATGTAGACCGAGCAATCACTGCAATCTATAACAATGGTGGATGGATTACAGATGAACACACGCCAGATGTTGAGGTTATATTCCCATGCCTTAAGAATGAAGGACTTGTTTAACTTATAAAGTTAGATGTTCAAAATCTTATCGGGGTAGGATAATTAAATCTTATCCCATATGGGCTCACTAATTATCTTGAAAAATCTTTTTAAATCACGTATCGTACAAATCAGACAAAAATTCAGATTTTTATAAAAACGGGTTTATAATATTTTATACGGATCTAGTAAGGGATATGTTCCCTGAGAACCAGGCCCTCCACCTCTACTTCGGTACGTGGGGGGTATCTCATTTTTCGGGGTATATAGATATCTTGGCTATAATAGATATATGATCAAATCCAATACTAAGAAATGCATATGGTGTTTGGAAATGAAAAATTTTTCAGATTTTGATAAATATGATAAATCTAGTGATGGATATAGATCTCAATGTAAATTGTGTCTTAATAGATCAAAAAAATCGGGGGTAAGGAAATAATGCATAAACCATGCTCTATGGATAATTGTGAAGATATAGCCTATTATGATGTAACTATAGATAATAAAGAAGAATTTGTTTGCGATAGGCATCGTAGAGAATTTTCGGGGGAATAGAAAAATTCGTTCTCCAGAAGACATCTTCCTATTTTATTATATTTGTTCTATGTCAATATTCAGCCTTATTCTGGCTATCTGGATAAATAAAGATTAGGGATTATATCTGGATATCTATTATTGGGGATACGGGGATTATATTTACTATCTTTTGTTTTTTTTCTTTTGATAGTTTATTGCCCCCCCTTTCCCCCCCAATTATACACACATTTAAAACACATGTCAAATATCATAATATGTCAATGGGAGAAATAACCTCCATACCCTTTAAACATGCCGTAAGGCATAAATAAGGGAAGAAGGTGGAGATGGTGTTCATATATCGCCGACTTAATTTAAGTGCCAAATTTTTCGATTTAAATGCCTTATAAAAGAAGTGTGAGCCAGCCCTGGTGGTGTGGTGGTGTAGGACTGACTCACGGTTTAGTCGGGATCTGTATATGTCCCGAAGATATATCTATTATATCCTATTTGTCCGAGCCTGTCAATCGATTTTCGATTAAACGTTCTCTTTCATCTAGGATATTGAATGCCCATTCTTTAATACTTTTTTCGACTTTATTGTAGTGATGAGAACAGAATAGTAATTCTCCATTTACCCCGCCGACTTTGACCCACGCCTGAGAGCCACAACGATCGCAACGATCTAAGGCGGTTAACTCGTACTTAATCTCTTCTTTATCTTTTACTTTGGACTTTGCCATTTTTCACCACTTCCTTATATATTAATTATATGGGGTATATAAGTGTAAGTCAATAACAATGTTATAATTATTAAATATTATGGATCAAAATATCTTAGCCATGATTTCAGATACCTGGCAAATGTTAACAATTATCGCAGCAGCCCTAGGTGTTGGATATGTGATGGCTCGCAGATTCGAAGGTCTTCTTGGAAAAGATAAAAAAGGAAATACAGTTTTAGAAAGACTAGAAAAAATTGAAAGACAATTAACACCAAATGGCGGATCTTCCATGTCAGACAAAATTGACTACATCCGTAGAGACCAAAACAAAATGAAGAATGAACTCTCCCAAATTTCAGGGGAATTGCAAGTAGTTAAAGATATAGTAATCTCAATAGTAGACAAATAGATTTGGTATAATGAAAATGAGGCTTCCGCCTCTTTAGGAGTACCCTCATGACCCCAGGGCGTTATAATTTTACTTGTCCACAAGGTAGTACTTTTCAATCTACTATCACATACAAGAACGATGAGACACCAGTCAACTTAAGTGGATACTCATCTAGACTTCAAGTTCGTGAAACACACGATGCAGCAGATTACATTGCATACTTAACATCTGATGGCAATGGACTAACCATGGGTGGATCTGCAGGAACAATTGATATATTTATCGCAGCATCAGCAACAGCATTATTTATTGATGGAGATCATGTCTATGATTTAGAATTAATATCTCCAAGTAACATTATAGATAGATTAATAGAAGGACGTTTTAACGTTACCCCCGAGGTGACACGTTAATGACAAAAATTGTAGAAGTAACAGAGACTATCGTAAATATCATAGTAGAAGTTAAAACAGCAGGAAATAGGTGATTAGTTAATGCCAGAAATTGTAAATGTAACAGAGACAACAGTTCAGGTATTAGTAGAAGATCAAATAACAACATTAGTTTTAGGTGAAAGAGGACCACAAGGGCCAAGAGGAACTCAACTTCTTAATGGCTTGGGTGAACCAAATTCATCTCTTGGTATTGAAGGAGATTTTTACCTAGATACCGTAGCAACAGAACTTTATGGACCAAAAACAAATGGTGCATGGGGATTAGGAATATCTTTAAGACAGGCTGAATTAGGATATGTTCACACTCAAACAGTTTCAAGTGCAACATGGACTATCAATCATAATCTTGAATTTATGCCTAATATAACAGTAGTTGATACATTTGGAACAGTCATTGAGGGGTCATACGATTATCCAAATGCAACAACTGTTGTTTTAACCTTTTCCAGTCCGTTTTCTGGAAGGGCATTTTTATCATAAAAGGAGGCGAAATAAATGGCTAGACAATTTTTAACTAATTTAGATTTAGTACAAAATCAATTACTTAGAGCAGTTGTACAAAATGCAACTACCGATCCAGCAAGTGGAGTAGCAGGTCAAATCTACTACAACACTGCAGATGATGTACTAAAAGTTTATAGTGGTTCTGCGTCTGCATGGGTCGCTGTAGGCAGTGTTGAATATATTGGTGATACTGTTGCAAACTTATTGCAATCAGGAACTGGCATTTCACTTACTTACAATGATCCAAGTAATACCCTTACCATAACAAACACTGGTGTAACAAGTATTGCTGGTACCGCTGGAAGAACTACATTAAGTGCTTCTGCTGGAGGAGTAACTGTAGATCTTGCACAAGTAAATCCAACAGGTTCAGGAACAGGATCTTTCGATTCAGGAACAAACACAATTACTACACCAGTTGTAAACGTTGATTCATATGGTCGTGTAACTTCCATTGGATCTGCATCTACAACAGTAGTAACAAACATTGCTGGAACTCAAGATGAAATTGAAGTTTCTGCTGCAAATGGATCTATCACAATTGGATTACCAGACAACGTAACAGTTGGCGGTAATTTAACAATTAGTGGTGATTTAACTGTAAATGGAGATACAACTACTTTAAATACTCAAACACTAAATGTAGAAGATAATCTCGTTGTTTTAAATAGCAACGTTACAACATCTCCTAGTTTAGATGCTGGTATTGAAGTAGAACGTGGTACATCAACTAATGCAAAACTGTACTGGGATGAAACACAAGATCAATGGTCTTTAACCCAAGGCGGTTCTGCAGTATACAGAGTATCCGTAGAAGGACATACTCACGTATCAACTGATGTAACTGACTTTACGGAAGCAGTTCAAGATGTGGTTGGAGGACTAGTAGGAGGAAGTAACTCTTTATCTGTTAATTACAATGACGGATCAAATAGTTTAACTCTTGATACAGTTCTTTCTGCATCTACACCGTACTTAACAAACGCAAACGGACTTGCTGTAGATAAAGGAGCATTAGAATCCGCTTTAGTAGCAGATTCCTTTACTCGTAAATTCTCACAAATCATTGGCAACAGTGCAAGTACATCTTACACAGTTACACATAATCTAGGAACTAGAAATGTACAGGTCCAAGTTTATGGAACTGAGTTATCTGCATATGCTTATCAAACAGTAGAAACTGATATTGATAGAATAGATGCTAATAACGTAGTAATTGGCTTTGCAACACCACCTGGAGTAAACACCTTCAACGTAGTTGTAATAGGCTAAAATAGTATAGGGGTTAACTAAACCTTAGCCCCTATATAAACTGGAGTTTTATGTCAAAGAAGTTTTTAACACCGATAAATTTAACGAATTTATCCTCAGATCCAGTGACTGGGTCAGAGGGCGATTTATATTTTAATACTACAGATAATGTTGTTAAAATATATGCTGACGGTACGTGGACAGAATTAACTGGTGGTGCTGGTGCAGCATCTGTATATTATCAACCAGAAGCACCAGATGGAGCAGAGTTAGGTGCACTATGGGTAGATAGTGATAGTACAGGAACTGGTGGTTCAAGTGGTGGAGGCGGTAGTGGAACAAGTTTATTATTTTGGACTGAAGATAGTGATGGTAATTTAATACCAGATGTAGATAATATTTATAGTATTGGTTCTTCTGCATATAGAGTAAAAGATTTATATTTAGGAGCATCTTCTTTATACCTGCAAAATCCTGCAAATGCTAGTGCAAACATTTCTTTAAGTGTAGATTCAAACGGTAATATAAAAATAAATGACTCTAAGATTATTACTGAGTCAAATGCTAATAACAATTTAAATTTAACTAATTATGCTACTTTGCAATATGCTCAATCAGCAAGTGCTGCTGCAGTATCATATCTTGTTGATTCAGCACCTGGTGCTCTAGATACTCTAAATGAACTAGCAAATGCTCTTGGAGATGATCAAAACTTTGCAACTACTGTAACTAATGCTTTATCTTCCAAACTTTCAATATCTTCTGCATCTACAACTTATCAAACAAAAGATTCAATTACTTCAATATCTGAAAATCATAATGCTCAAGATAATGAAACTATATTTGTAAATAGTGCCTCAAGTTCTATAAATGTAACACTTCCATCATCACCTACTACTGGATCAAAAATAAAAGTTTTAGATGTAGCAGCAAATGCACAAAATAATAATATTACAGTATTAGGAAATGGAAATAATATTGGTGGAGCAAGTGCTTATATAATTAACACTCCTGATTCATCTGTAGAAGTAATGTATATAAATGCTATTAAAGGATGGAATATTTTAAACGAGTATGTTTCTTTAAACAAACCTGGGGCACCAACTGGAGTATCTGCATCAGATGTTGGAACTGGGCGTCCTTATAATAATGGTGCTGCAATTGTTACGTTTGCATCATCAACTGCAGGAGATGCAGCAGATTCATTTACAGTAACATCAACTCCTGGATCATACACTGCAACTGGAGTATCATCACCGATAGTTGTTTCAGGGCTTCAGTCTAATACCTCCTATACATTTTCAGTAACAGCAACAAATACTGCTGGAACCTCTACAGCGTCTAATTCTTCAAATAGCATAACTGCAACAACAGTTCCAGAAGCACCAATAATAAGTTCAGCAAATGCAGATGGAACAAAATCCAGAGCATATGTTTACTATTCAAGTGGAGGAACTGGTGGTAAAGCAATAAGTTCATATACAGTTTCATCTTCTCCATCTTCTATAACTGGAAGTGGGGTATCTCCAATATTAGTATCTGGTTTAAATCCTGGAACAAACTATACATTTACAATGACAGCGACAAATGATAATGGAACTTCTCAGGTATCAAATACCTCTTCTTCAATAACAACATTTAATGCAACAGGTGGAAGCATTACAACAGTAACCTCTGGTGCTTCAACATATAAATTACATGATTTTACATCAACTGGTACATTTACACCAACTGGTACAGCAAATGTTGATATGGTTGTTATATCAGGAGGAGGTGCTGGATCAGGTGGTTCAAATGGAAATGTTAGCAGTGTTACAGGATTAGGAATTAGTATATATGGAACAGTAGGTTCAGCAGGAAATTCTTTTGCTAACTCTGGAAGAGGAGGAACTTCTGGAAATGGATTTTTAGGAGGAACTGGAGTATCTGCATCATACGCTGAAACTGGTGGTGGCGGTGGAGGTGCTGGAGGTGCTGGTAGTAATGGTGGTGGAAGTGCTGGTCCTGGTGGAATAGGCTTGTCAGCATGGTCTAACGAATTTGGAAATGCAACATACTCATACAAATATGCAGGAGGTGGCGGTGGAGGTGGTGCAAGAGATAGAGGTGGAGCATCTGGACAACATGGTGGTGCAAATGGAAGTGGAAGTTCAGGTAACGCTACAGGATCAAGTGCCCCTTCTAATTACGGTGGTGGTGGCGGAGGTGGAACCAACGGTGGACACGGTGGTGGTGGTGGACAACTACAAACTTTAAGTTCACAAACAGTTACTAACGCACAGAATTATACAGTAACAATTGGCTCTGGTGGTTCTGGAGGAAGCACTGGAGGCTCTGGTGGTTCTGGAAGAGTATTAATAAGATATGAAATATAAAAAAGAAAAGGAGGTATGATTAAATAATGGCATCAGTATCAACAGCAGGAAAAACTTTATATTTTTATGACGGTACCGTCTGGATTCCTGTTGGTGGAGGAGGAGCCCCTACAGGTGCTTCTGTTATTTATTCAGACTCTCAGCCAGATGTAACAAATTTAGAAGTAGGAACAATTTGGGTAGATAGTAATGCATCTGCTACAGGAGGTGGTGGAGGAGGTGGTGGAGGAACTGGTGGTCCAAGTTTCCAAACAATTGTTACAAATCCTTCGACTGAATCTATAGTTGCTGCAACAGCAGGAGAAACATTAACCATAATATCTGGTGAAAATATTTCTATAGTAAATGCCAGTGCTAATAATTCAGTAACTATTAATTCAACAGGTAATTATACTAGTGTAGATTCTATTGCTTATCCTGATTATATTGTTTTTGATACTACCCCCGAAAATACTTCAGCAAGTGTTTCAACACTTTCATGGGATAGTGGAGAGTCATCTTTATCTTTACAACTTAATGCAGACACAAACGTAACACTTGGTCAAGAACTTGTAGTAAAAGTATATAACGCTGAGGCTTCTACAATAACAAAAGGTCAGGTAGTATATCTTTTTGGTGCTCAAGGTCAAAGACCATCTGTTAAATTAGCAAGCAATGCTTCAGATACTACTTCTGCCAAAACATTTGGTATAGCAGCAGAAAATATCACAAGCGGAGCAGAAGGATTAATAGTATCTCAAGGTCTTGTAAAAAATATTAATACAAATGGATTTAATGAAGGAGACGTTCTCTGGTTAGGAAATACTCCTGGATCTTTAACAACAACAAAACCACAAGGACCATTACATGGTGTATTTGTCGGGGTAGTAGTAAAGAAAAATGCTTCTTCAGGAAGAATATATGTAAAAGCACAAAATGGATATGAATTAGATGAATTACATGATGTAAGAATTTCAGGGGTAGCAAATGATGATTTAATAGTTTATAACTCTGCTTCTTCTATATGGGTAAATAGTCCTAAACAAGATATTATAAATACCGCCTCGGCTGCGGCTTATGCAAGTGCCAGTTCATATACAGATCAACAAATAGCAACAATAGACTTGTCTTCAACTATTCAAACAGCAAGTGCAGCAGCAGTATCATACTTAGTAGATGGTGCACCAGCAGCCTTAGATACATTAAACGAATTATCAGCAGCACTAAATGATAATGCAAACATATTAGACACTTTACTAACAACAACTGCAGCATCATCAACATATCTTTCTAAAACTGCTTCAGCAGCATTTACTAGATGGACAAAAACTTTATCAGCATCAGCAACAGTAATTTCAGGGGTAGATGATAATTCTATAACCCTACAATATAATCCATCATATGAACAAGTATTTATTAATGGTGTATTGATTGCTAAGAATGAATATACTGCTACCAGCGGATCTGCGATAGTATTGGCAGAAGCGGCGGTAGTCAATGATGTAATAGACATATATGCATATCAAAACTCAACAAATGTTAACACATACTCTCAAGCACAAATAGATGCTAAGTATAATAATCTAACTAGATGGAAAAAAGTATATACAATACCTGGCAATGAAAGTTTTACTGTAACAAATAATGGATCGGGTGCTTATGTTGTTGCAGGAGTACAAAATCCAACATTTAATTTAGTAAAAGGAAATACATATACATTTTCAATAAATGCAAGTGGTCACCCATTCTGGATTCAAACAGTCTCTGGAGGATATAGTAGCGGAAACGTTTATTCAACTGGAACAACAAATCTTGGAACTGATAATGGAACAATAACTTGGTTTATACCAGCAAACGCACCAGACACACTTTATTATGCTTGTCAATATCATTCATCAATGCAAGGAACAATCAATCTTCTTGATCCTGCTAAGGTTCAAGGAAATGATGATAATTCTCTACCACTTTCATACACTTCTGGCTACGAACAAGTTTATTTGAATGGTATTTTACTTACCCCAATTACTGACTATGCTAGAACTAGTGCTTCTGTAATTACCCTAGGTTCGGGGATAGTAACAAATGATGTTATAGAAATTATAAATACTCAACCATTTAATGTGGCTGATGTTTATACAACTAGTCAAGCAAATAGCACATTCTTAACACAGGCTAGTGCTTCAAGCACATTTTTAACACAAAGTGGTGCTTCTGCTACATACTATACTCAAACACAGATTGATACACTTGAAAAGGGGCCAGCATTTAGCACTACATCTGGAGCATTAACAATACCTAATTCAACATGGACTAAAATTCCATTTAATAACGAAAACTTTGATACTAATAATAATTTTAATACTACTAATAATCGGTTTACACCAACCGTGGCTGGATATTATATGTTTACACTATCTGTTTTTATGGGCTTTACCTCTAATCGTGGAGCCGTTGCTATTTATAAAAACGGTGGCAGTGCTATTCAAAGACTAGATTTAGGTTCTAATAATAATGGTGGAATATCTTTTGAGGCTAATGGTTTACTATATATGAATGGATCAACTGATTACGTTGAAGGATATGTTTATCAAGAAAGTGGTGGAAATGTTACTATGAACACAGATCCAACACTAACTCAATTTAACGGCTGTATGATGAGAAGAGCATAAAATGGAGGGTATAAAATAAATTATGGGCAGAGCAAGAGATATAGCAAATGTATTAACTACTATACAAAATATTGATGTTAGTAGTTCATTAGATAGTAGGATTTATATTAATAGTGCTTCTCCTACCTCGGGAAATACAGACGGAAGACTTTGGATTGATATTTCAACAGCATCTGCTCCAGTTATTCAAACTTATGGATCAAACTCTTTTAAACAACCAGTATTATCTAAATTTTCTGCTACTGGTGGAACTAAAACAATATCTGGTTCTTATACAGTTCATACATTTACTTCACTAGATAATTTTATAGTAGTAGGAAATAAACAAATAGAATATTTAGTTGTAGCAGGTGGTGGAGGTGGTGGAGATAATGAAGGTGGTGGAGGTGGAGGTGCAGGAGGAGTTTTAACTGGCACAACACAGTTATCTAGTGGAACTTATACTGTAACAATAGGATCTGGTGGGCCTAAAGCAATAGATGTATCAAAAGGATCAAATGGAGCAAACAGTTCAATAGGTTCTATTGTTGTAGCAACAGGTGGAGGTGGCGGTGGAGGACCTGGTGGTGCAGGATATACACAGTCAACTCAAGAAGGTAACTCTGGAGGATCTGGTGGTGGAGGAACTGGTGGAGCAGATGGAGTTAGTAGATCTGGTGGAGTAGGAACTTCTGGACAAGGTTTTTCTGGAGGTGCTGGATATCATAGAGGTGGATATCATGTTTCTGGTGGAGGTGGAGGCGGTGCTGGTGGTGCTGGAGGAAATTCAACAACAGTAGTTAATGCTGGTACTGGAGGAAATGGTGGAGTTGGAATTCAATCATCTATAAGTGGAACATTAGTATATTATGCAGGTGGTGGTGGAGGCGGAGTTCATGCTGCTGCAATATCAGGTGGAACTGGGGGATTAGGTGGTGGTGCTAATGGTCAAACTGCTAGTGGTGCAATATCTGACGCTACAATAAATACTGGTGGCGGCGGTGGCGGCGGAGGTAATGGAAATGGATCAAATGGCGGTAGCGGGGTAGTAATAATCAGGTATTTAACATAAGGAGCATATAATAATATTATGGGAAGAACAAGAGATACAAGTAAGATTTTTACAACCGCTGCAACTATTAATGATTTAAATAGTAGAATAGTTATATCTTCTGCTTCTCCTTCATCTTTAAATTCAAATGGTAGACTCTGGATTGATACTTCAACAGCAAGTGCTCCAGTAATGCAAATTTATGGATCAAATTCTTTCAGAAACCCTAAACTAACTGCAGTTAAAGCATTAGGTGGAACCAAAACAACATCTGGTGCATATACAATACATACTTTTACAGCAACTGATACTTTTGTAGCAAATGAAACGTTAAGTGTAGAATATTTAGTAGTTGCTGGCGGTGGTGCAGGTGGAACTTCAAATAGTACACTAGGATATTATGCTGCAGGTGGTGGTGCTGGAGGTATGCTTACTGGATCTAGTTTAAACGTAAGTGCTGGTAGTTATCCAGTCACAGTTGGTGCTGGTGGAACTATAAATGCTGGTAATAAAAGAGGAAATAATGGTTCAGACTCAGTATTTTCATCACTTACTGCTATAGGCGGAGGCGGAGGTGGCGGAGGTGGAGATGCTGATGCAACTCAACGTGCTGGTGCAAATGGTGGATCTGGTGGTGGAGGTAACTCTACTGCAGGAGCAGGTGGTACTGGAACAGCAGGTCAAGGAAATAATGGTGGAACAGGTAATGGTACTTGGCAAGTAACTGTTCAATCAGGTGGTGGTGGTGGCGGTAAAGGTGCTGTTGGTTCTAATGCTCCTAGTGATGGAGTTGGTGGAGCAGGCGGTGCAGGCTCTTCATCATCAATATCTGGAACTGCGGTAACATATGCTGGCGGCGGCGGTGGCAATGGAAATACTTCTGGCGGTGCTGGAGGAAGTGGCGGCGGTGGTGCTGGAGGAACATCTGGAGGAACTGCTGGAACAGCAAATACAGGTGGTGGCGGTGGCGGTGCATCTGCTGGTGGTAGCGGTATAGTTATAATTAGGTATTTAACTTAGGAGAGTATAATTAAATAATGGCATCTGCACAAATATCAACAACAACAAGGCCAGCATACGTTTGGAATGGAACTGAATGGGTTCCAATTGGTGACGGTGGTGGCGGTAGCGGTGAGATTTACTATCAATCTGCTTCTCCAAGCAATCCTTCAGCAGGAACACTCTGGGTAGACGAAGACGGCACGGTAGAAGACGATATTGCGGGTATAACACATAATCATGATTCTCAATATTTATCATTATCATCTGCATCTAATACATATTTAACTATTAATAATGCTTCTGCTACATATGCTACTATTGTTGATTTAAATAATATAGATTTGACTTCTACTATCAATACCGCCTCGGCTGCGGCTTATACAAGTGCAAGTGCATATACAAATTCTGCATCTTCATCTTTAATATCATATACAAATGCCCAGGTTTCCTCTGGTATAAATACAGCCTCTGCTGCTGCAGTTAATTTCTTAATAGATTCTGCACCAGGAACTCTTGATACCCTTAACGAATTATCAGCGGCATTGAATGATGATCCTAATTTTTACTCAACAATACAATCTGTTTATTTAACGCAGTCAAATGCTAGTGCCACATATTTAACACAATCAAACGCTACATCTACATATCTAACTCAATCAAATGCCAGTGCTACTTACTCTCCTTTGTCAAGCCCAACATTTACTGGAACATCACTATTTAATAATGCTCAAATTGATGGAATATTGGATGTTCAAGAAATAAGAGAAAAAATAACAGAAGTTTCTATAGTATCTGGATCAGCAACAGTAAATTTTAATGACGGAGGCTTATTCTATATAGCAAATGCACCATCTGCAAACTTTACACTAAATGTAACAAATATTCCTAATGTTAACTTAAGAAGTCAAACAATATCAGTTGTAGTAACACAAGGTGCAACTGGTTATATACCTAGCATATTTATGATAGATGGAATCTCTCAAACAATTAGATGGCTTGGAGGAAGTGCTCCAACACCAACAAGTTCTGTGGGTAAAATAGATATATTTAACTTTACTGTATTTAGGACAAGTAGTTCAACAATAATAATTGCAAACTCTAATTTAAACATTTAGGAGAAATATGCCATTTACAACAACGTTGTCTGGAAACTTTGGTACAGTGGGAAAATCTGCTGGAAGAATACCACTATGGGTTACTAACGCTGGTCAATTATTAAGTGGAACAACTATTTATACAACAAGGTCTTATAGCACAACTGTTCAAGCAGACGGTGCTGGATCATACTACGTTTCTAACGGATCTTTGCCAACTGGAGTATCTTTAAATACTTCAAATGGAACGATTAGTGGAACACCAACTGGATTAGCAGACTACAATTCTGGAACAACATTTAATTTTACAATAGGTGCAATAGGAACTGGAGGAAGGTCTTTTAGAGATTTTTCTTTAGTTGTAAGATCAATCAATGTTGGATATAGTTGTTTAACTATGAATGAAAATCAAAGTGGAAGTGTCACTGCTCCAAGCGGTTTTATATTTACAAGAACAGATTTTTCAAGTTATGGCACACCAAATGGAGGATGTGGATCGTTTAGTTATGGAGGGTGTAATGCTGGATCATCTAACTCAGTAAGCATGCCACGGACAACTGTAAGTATAAATGCAAATAATGGTACATATGGAGACCCTTGCGGAGGTACATTTAAAAGATATTATGGGCAGTTTACTTATCAGCCAGTATAATTAAATGAAAATATGAATCTACTAAGGTATAATTAAATCATGAGTCAAACTAGAAAACCATTATATATGTGGACTGGATCTCAATGGATCCTAGTCGGTGACGGCACAGGAATAAGTGCTCAGAGTGCATCTGTTATTTATGCTACTAAAGAAGAATTAGCCAATATTGATTTAACTCCTTATTTAACACAAGCAAATGCTTCTTCTATATACCTTCAAATTTCTGGGGGTAATATAACTGGTGATTTAATAATTGATGGTAATTTAACAGTATCAGGATCAACTACTTATTTAAATGTTAATGAACTTAATATAGAAGATAATTTAATAGTTTTGAATTATGGAGTTTCTGGATCCCCCTCACTTTCTGCGGGTATAGAAATAGAAAGAGGATCAAGTCCAAATGTTTCTATTCAATGGAATGAATCAAATGATAGATGGGAATTTACAAAAGATGGAAGTACATTTAAAGAACTTGGCAGTGGTGCCGTCTTATACCAGTCTGCAAGCCCAAATGCGGTTGCTTTAGGCCTAGAGGTAGGATCTGTATGGATTGACTCAGATGGGGTCGTAGAAGAGGCTGTAGCGGTTAATCACATACATGGACAATACTTATCTACAAATTCAGCATCATCAACATATTTAACACAAAATAATGCTTCTAGTTTATATTTAACACAAACAACTGCATCATCAACATATGCAACTATATCAAATTTAAATTCTGGAATAGTGACAGCAAGTACAGCAGCATATTCATCTGCTAGTGCCTATACAGATTCAGCAATTGCAAGTTTTGAAGCATTACCAAGTCAAGGTGGAAATGCAGGAAAATATTTAAGTACAGATGGATCGCAAACATCTTGGGAAGAAGTAGATGCCTTGCCATCTCAAACTGGAAATGATGGAAAATATTTAATAACAAATGGTGCATCAGCATCTTGGGCTACATTAGATTTGTCAACAAAAGCAGATAAATTAGTTACTTTTGATCCAGAGACTGCAAGTTACACATTGGTTATTGGAAATGCAGATCAAATTGTTGAAATGAATGTAGCATCTGCTAATAATTTAACAGTTCCTTTAAATTCATCAGTTCCATTTCCTATAGGAACTCAAATAACAATATTACAAACTGGAAGTGGACAAACAACAATTGTTGCTACCGTAGGTGTTACTATAAATTCAACTCCAGGATTAAAACTACGTGCTCAATGGTCAAGTGCTACTTTAATTAAAAGAGGAACAGACACTTGGGTAGCAATAGGTGACTTAACAGCATAATGCCAATTCCAGGTATATTAGCAACAGCAAATCAAGTTCCAAGAGCAACGGGTGGAACAATATCAGATTTAAATAATTTTAGAATACATACATTTACAGGAAGTACTAGTTTTTCAATAACTAAAGGAGTTTCTGCAATAAGTTATATTATTGTGGGAGGCGGAGGTGGTGGTGGTGGTGCAGGTTATGGTGGATCAGGTGCTGGATCAGGTGCTGGAAATGGTGGTAGTGCAGGAATTTTTAATAGCGGAACATTTGCACCATTAATTCAATCTTATTCAATAACAGTGGGAGGTGGTGCTGGAGGTGGTGGATTTAGAGGTACTGGTGGAACTGGTACTGGTAGTAGTTTTAATAATATAACTTCTAATGGTGGTAGTGGTGCAGGATGGGCAGGTGGATTTGGAGCAAACGGTAGTGCAGGTTCTGGAAGTAATAGTGTTTCTTCTATTAGTGGTACTTCTGTAACTTATTCACAACCTGGTCCTGGAGGTAATTTTGGATTTACCTCTCCTGGATCTAATGGATCTACACCAGGTAGTGGTGGCGGTGGAGGTAACGGACAAAATGAACAAGGTAATGCTAATGGTGGTAGTGGTGCAAATGGAATTGTTATTTTAAGATATCCAATTTAATAGGACGGTGTTATAATTAAAATATGTCATTAAAACCAATGTATGTATGGGATGGATCTTCTTGGGTTCAAGTTGGTGATGCATCTACACCACAAACAACAATTGATATTGCACAAAGTGCACCACAAGGTGCTATTACTGGAAGCATTTGGTATGACGATGAGGCTGGTGGATTATTTGTATATGATGGAGAATATTGGGTAAACATAAGTGGGCCACAAGGACCACAGGGTGCAAGTGGTGCAACAGGACCACAAGGACCACAAGGTGATTCTGGAATTCTAGATGCAGTATATTCTTCAGCATCTCCAGTTGGAGCATCGGCAGGGTATATATGGTTTGACAATACTGATTTAAATGCAATAAATCTAAAGGTGTATAATGGAACAGAGTGGATTGAAGTTTCAGGCACAGGCTCGTCATTAAAAGCAAATAACTTTATGACGATGGGAGCATAAGATGGCAAAACAAGAAAATTTTAAAATATTAGGACAAGTTTCACCTAACGCTGCAACTGTTTCAACATTATATACAGTTCCTGCATCTACTCAGTCTGTTGTTTCAACAATAAATGTTTGTAACACTACAGCGTCTGCAACTACTTGTAGAATTGCCGCTGTACCAAACGGAGAATCTTTATCTTTAGAACACTACATAGCATATGATGCAACTGTAACAGCAAAAGACTCTGTATCACTAACAATTGGAGTAACTCTAGGAACTGGAGATACTTTAAGTGTATACGCTTCAACTGCATCTGTTTCATTCAGTGCATTTGGAAGCGAAGTATCTTAATGGCATATAGTTCATTTAGCGAAAGCGGATTAGACGGATTTAAAACAAAAAAAATAAAAGCAGTTTTAGGCAACACTCCACAAAGCCCAAGTGGAATATCAGCAGTTGATATAGGAATTAATCGTTCATATAATAATGGGGCAGCATCAGTATTTTTTACTCCAGCAATAGAAGGAGAGGTTGCGACATCTTATAGAGTAACATCAACTCCAGGATCTTATACAGCAACAGGAACAACGTCACCAATAGTAATAACTGGTCTTCAATCTAACACTCAATATACATTTGTAGTTAACTCTGCAAACTCTGTAGGATTTTCTGAAGATTCTATTCCTTCAAATTTAATTACAGCAACTACTGTTCCAGAAGCACCTACAATTACATCAGTTACACATGGATTTGAAAAGGTTTCTGTTGCTTTTACTGGTAATGGAACTGGCGGTAAAACAATAACTTCATATAATGCAATACCAAACACTGGATCAAGTCAATCAGGAGGATCTTCTCCTATTAATGTTACATCTTTAACTGCAGGAACATCTTATACATTTACAGTAACTGCTACAAATGCTAATGGCGTATCTGCTGCTTCTTCAATTTCTAATTCAGCAACACCTTTTACTGCAACTGGTGGAACTATTACAACATATTCAGGATTTCGTTCTCACACATTTACTGGAACTTCTAACTTTACAATAACTGGAAATTCTGCAATAGTTGATTATCTTGTTGTAGCAGGTGGTGGCGGTGGTGGGCGATCAAGTGGCTATAATGGTTCTGGTACAGGCGGTGGAGGTGCTGGTGGTGTAATAGTTAGAACATCTCAAACTTTTCCAAATGCAATACTTACTTGCACAATTGGTGGCGGTGGAAGTGGAGCAACTGGTGGAGCAGGTGGCACAGGAGGAATTTCAACAATTATCGGTACTGGGCTTGCAACTGTTTCTTCGGCAGGTGGCGGTGGTGGTGGAAGATCAGGTGGTGGCGGTGCTACTTCTGGTGCTTCTGGTGGCGGTGGCGGTGGTTCTGGAACTTATGCATCAGATGGGGACGCAACTACATTTGGTAATAATAGTGGTGGCTTAGGTGGTGGTGGTGCTGGAGCAGCAAGTAGTGGAGTTGCTGGAGGCATTGGACACATAAATCCTTTTAGAGATAGTACAAGTGTTTATTATGGTGGTGGAGGTTCTGGTGGACAGTATGGAACTTCAACTCCTGGTGGTTTAGGTGGTGGTGGAACTGGTGCTCAGGGAAGTTATGGTAACGGTCGCACTGGTGGTTCTGATGGTGGTGCAAACACTGGCGGTGGAGGTGGTGGTGTTGTTGAAGAAAACAATGACCATAATGGATTTAATGGTGGTTCAGGAATAATAGTAATTAGATATCCAGTCTAATTTTTTCATAATGCTATAATAAACTAGGTGATATAATTGTCAATTTTTCCAAGTAGTGCATCAGCAGGACAGCAATTTACAACATCTTCTAATATTACTTATATTTTTAATGGTGAATCTTGGATAGTAATATCAATAAAAGGAATTTTAACTTGTACTTCTTCTACCCGCCCAGGTTCACCAACTGAAGGCCAATTAATATTTGAAACTGATACTGATCAAGTATTAGTATGGAACGGAACAGAGTGGGCTGAAATTAGTGGTGGCGGAGGAACTGTATTATTTCAAAATGAACAACCAGATATAACAGATCTTGAGCCAGGTGCATTATGGGTAGACAGTAACGAAGACGTAGGCACAGGCCTTGACATTCAAACATTCTTAAGATGGTCTAAAACACTATCAGCATCTACTTCAACAATTTCGGGGTATGACAATAATAATTTAAATCTTATATATACTCCTGGATTTGAACAAGTATATATAAATGGAACTTTGATAAATAGAGGAATTGACTATACCGCTTCAAATGGAACAAGTGTTGCTTTAACTGAGCCAGCATCTTCGGGGGATTTAATAGAAATTCATGCCTTTGAATCTTTTGGAATTGCAGATGTATATACAAAGAATGAAAGTGATAATAAGTATTTATTAACTACTGCAAGTGCTAATTTTGAACCAAATATTGCTTATGTTTCAGCATCTCCATCGGCTCCAAATGCTGGAACCCTATGGATAGACTCAACAAATTCAAATGCTCCTGCATTAAAAGTGTATAATGGAAGTACTTGGATTGCTGTATCTGGAGCGTCAGAAGCAGGACTCCACCCATTCTTTCAGGCAGGTATATAAATGGCAAATAATTATAAGTCACCAGTTCAGGTTGAACCAGCAGCCAATACTTATACAACACTTTATACAGTTCCTTCTGCAACTCAAGCAATATTTTCTGCTATAAATATTTGTAACACAGCATCTACTGATGCAACATTTAGAATTGCTTTTAGACCAGGAGGTGCTGCATTAGAAGATAAAAATCATATTATCTATGATGCAACAATTGCTGGAAATGATACATATATGATTAATCAAGGAATGAGCATGGGTGCTGGAGATATTTTATCAGTTCGTGCATCTACCGCCAGCGTATGCTTTGTAGGATTTTACGCTGAGGTGACTGCATAAGTGGGATTTTCAAGTTTAAATCAATCAAGAATATCTAGTAACTCTTTTAGTGTTGGAGAACTAAGTACTATGTTTTCTCAAGCAGGAACTAATACTGCATTATCAAATTATTTAGCAAACGCTTCTGGCTTAGGTATTCCAAAAAATCAAATATTAAGTGCTTCAAGATATTTAACATATATTCAAAATGCTGGATATACAACATATCAATCTGGTGGAACATATTATGCTTTTCAACAATTTTTAAATTCAGGAACTTTTACACCTGGACCATTTTTAAATTCAAATGCAAACATATTAGTTGTTGCTGGCGGTGGAGGTGGAGATAAAGGTGGAAGTGGATATTCTGGTGGCGGTGGTGGCGGTGGAGTTATTCAAGCAAGTAACGTCTTAGTAAATCAATCTTCTTATTCTATTACAGTTGGTGCTGGAGGAACTAGATCAACAAATGGAAGTAATAGTATTTTTTCTTCATATACTGCAATTGGTGGAGGTGCTGGTGGAGGAAGTGGTGGAACAAATATTGGAAATAATGGAGGTTCTGGCGGCGGTGGCAGTAATTATTCTGTAACAAATAGTTATGCTGGTGGTGCGGGAACTGCTGGACAGGGAAATAATGGTGGAACATCTTCTGCAACAAATGACGGTACACCTGGTGGGGGTGGAGGTGCTGGTGGACCTGGAATACAAGGTATAGGAGGGTATTCTGGAGGATCTGCTGGAGGAGGAGGTCCTGGATTACAAATTTCAATAACTGGACAAAATATATTTTATGGTGCTGGAGGTAATGGAGGGTTTCACGCTCCTGGCTATTCTACATCGGTTACTAATGCATCAAGTAGTTCTACACCTTCATTAACTGCTGGAACAGCAAATACTGGGGCTGGTGGTGGCGGAGGTCAAATTAGCGGAACTATTGCTGGAGGAGGGGGATCTGGAATAGTTGTAATAAGATTTGCTTTTACAATTCCATCCTCATTTGCATAATGTCTAGAGCAAGAGAAGTATCAAAAGCAAGAGGTGGATCATTTTCTTCAACCGAGCCAACTAGTCCAGTAATTGGACAACTATGGACAGACAATTCTAATCCAAATTCACCATCATTAAAAGTGTATAATGGAACTGAGTGGAAACTCGTGTCAGGTGCTGGTGGTGGTGGCGGAATGGCAGCCACACTAATGACAATAGGAGCATCATAATGGCTACAGAAACAATGAAAACGCCTTCTTTTTCTGCACCTGCAGCAAATACTTTAACTTCTTTATATACAGTTCCTGCTTCAACACAAGCAGTTATTCCTACAATTAACGTTTGCAATACAAGTGCATCTGCTGCAACATTTAGAATTGGTATCAGACCAGGCGGGGCAGCAATTGAACAACAAAATTATTTAGTATATAATTCAAATATTAGTGCATATGAATCAATCATATTTAATCAAGGAATTATATTAGATGCTGGAGATATATTAGCAGTTTATTCTTCTGCTTCTACCCTTGCATTTACAGCATTTAAAATGGAGGTAACGGCTTAATGGGTATATCAAGACTTGGCGGTAGTGGAAGTACTTATTCAGAAATAACAGGGTTAGCAAATAATGTTACTGCTAATGGTTTATTTTCTTATGTTGAATATGAAAAAAGTATAGGAAGTAGTATTTCTACAATTAGAAGTACTGCAAGATTTTTAAATTATTTAAATACAAATGGATATACAAGTTATCAAACTGGTGGAACATATTATGCATTAAAAACATTTACATCTACATCATCTTATAATCCAGGACCACTTGCAGGCTGTATTTCTGAAGTATTAGTTGTTGCAGGCGGTGGAGGTGGTGGTGGCAATAATTATGGTGGCGGTGGCGGTGCTGGTGGATTTATAGCACAATCATTAACAATTCCAAGTGGAACAACTACGGTTACAGTTGGTGCTGGTGGAGCAGGTGGGGCAACTGGAAGTAGGGGATCAAACGGAGGAGACTCAGTACTTTTATCTTTAACAGCAATTGGTGGTGGAGGTGGAGGTACAGACAATAATGATTATGGATTAAGTGGTGGATCTGGTGGAGGAACTGCTTACGCAGACTCTACTTACGCAGCACCTGGAACATCTGGACAAGGAAATGCTGGAGGTCGTGGCCAAAGCAACGCTGGAGGTGGTGGAGGTGGTGGAGGTGCTGGTCAAGCAGGAGCAGCACAATCATTAAACCCAGGAAGAGGTTCTGGAAGAAATGGTGGAAATGGACTACAATCTTCTTTATCTGGATCAACAACGTATTATGCAGGAGGTGGTGGTGGAGCAGATGATAGTGGTGCACCTGGAGTAGGAGGATTTGGTGGTGGAGGAAGTGGATATGGAGGCAATAGTCAAGGTGGAACAAATGGTGTTTCCAATACAGGCGGTGGTGGTGGAGGTAATGGTGGCAATGGTGGAACTGGAATAGTCATGATTAGATTTGCTTTAAACATACCATCAGTCTTTGGAGCATAATAAATGGCATCAGCATCAATACTAAATACAGGAAAAGCAATGTATGCATGGAATGGTACAAATTGGCTTCCTTTAAACGCACAAAATAATCTTATTAATTCCACAAGATGGCAAAAAATTGCCACAGGTGGAGAAACAACATTATTTGGATATGATGATAATGGTCTTAATCTTTCTTATTCTCCAGGATATGAACAAGTATTTTTAAATGGAATTTTATTGGTTAGAAATTCTGACTATACCGCCTCAAATGGCACAAGCATTACAGGACTTGCCTCAATTGGGGCGGGTAGTGTAATTGAAATTATTTCTTTAAAATCTCTTTCTATTGCAAATGTATATACTCAAGAACAAAGTGATGCAAAATATTTATCTACTAGTGCTAGTGCAAATTTTGAAAGAGATATTGTATATTCTTCAACTACCCCGACTTCTCCTTTACTAGGACAGTTATGGGTTGATACTACAGAACCAGCCACTCCAATATTAAAAGTGTATAATGGTAATGAGTGGATTATAATGTCAGGTGCAGGCGGTGGTGGGGGATTAAAGACTCACTTCTTGCTTATGGGGGCTTAAATGGCTACAGAAACAATTAAATCACCTTCTTATGTTTTGCCAGCGGCAAACACCCTTACAACGCTTTATACAGTTCCTGTTTCTACACAGGCTGTTGTTTCAACAATTAATGTTTGCAATACAGCATCTACAGATGCAACCTACAGAATTGCGGTAGTGCCAAATGGTGTCTCAATTACAAATGCTAATTATATTGTTTTTAATGCAACTATTGCAGGTAATGAAACTGTAGCATTTACCCAAGGTATAACGATGGGAGCACAGGACGTATTGTCCGTATTTGCAAGTACTGCTTCGGTAGCATTTAATGCTTTTAAAATGGAGATTGCATAATGGCAATTAATAGTAGTAATGCTTCAAATAATAATACAAATAGATTAACATATGGACAGATTCAATCTTTAATAAATAGTGGACTAACAACATCAGATTTTTCCACACAATTATCACAAGGAAAATCATATTCTGAATTGTTTCAAACTTCTTTAATTAATAAAGCAACTGGTGGAAACATAACTACGGTTGGTGGATATAAAATTCATACTTTTTTAAGTGGTGGAACTTTTATTGTAAATAGACAAACCAGTATTGATTATTTAATTGTTGCAGGTGGCGGTGGAGGTGGAGGTGCTGGAGGCGGTGGAGCAGGAGGTTTAATTCAAGGAAGTACTATTATTAATCCTGGAACATATTCAATTGTTGTCGGTGCTGGAGGAAATACAGCACCAGGAGGAACATCTACAATTGGAACTAACGGCACAAATTCTTCATTTAATTCATTAACTGCAATTGGCGGAGGCACAGGTGGTGCATATACTGGTACTGGAAACACATATTTAAATGGAACTTCTGGAGGATCTGGTGGTGGAGGAGGTACATCTTCCACAACCGCTGGACAAGGAGGATCAGCAACTGCTGGTCAAGGAAATATTGGTGGTAATGGTTTTCCATATAATACGTATGCATATGTTGCAGGAGGTGGTGGAGGTGCTGGTGCTATTGGAGTTACTGCAACTAGTGGAAATCCTGGAAATGGAGGGGTTGGACTTCAATCATCAATAAGTGGAACATCAGTATTTTATGCAGGAGGTGGAGGAGGTGGACAACAAAATGGTGGTGCAACAAGAAGTTCTGGTGGATTAGGTGGTGGAGGTGCTGGTGGTTATGTTAGTGGAAATTATGTTACAGCAATAAATGGAACAGAAAATACTGGTGGCGGTGGCGGTGGAATGGCAATTTCAACAGGTGGTGGAGGAAATGGCGGTAGTGGAATAGTAATAATTAGGTATCTAATATGAGTAAAGCCAGAGATCTAGCAGATAAAGCATTAACTAATTTTGAAAAAGATATTCATTATGGTACTTCTGCACCCTCAAGTCCAACTACTGGACAACTTTGGGTAGATACAACAAATGCAAATACACATTTATTAAAGGCTTATAATGGTAATGAATGGATAGACGTAGGATCTACTGCAGAAGGTGGATTTAATTCTTTCTTTGGAGCGTTTAAATAATGGCAACAACTTATAAGTCACCTGCACAGTTAGAACCTGCTGCACAAACACTTTCAACTTTATATACAGTTCCTGCTGATACTCAGGCTGTAATTTCAAATATTCATGCATGTAATTTAGGTGCAACATCTGCATCAATTCGTGTAGCAGTAAGGCCAGATGGTGCATCAATTGCTGACCAACATTACTTATTCTTTGGTTTAATGATTACTGCAAATGACACAGTAGAATTTGGACATGGAATAACCATGGATGCCTCCGATGTTTTGTCGGTATGGTCTTCAAGCGGTAGTGTAAGTTTTAATTTATCATATGCGGAGGTAACAGCATAATGCCAATTAGTTCATTAAATAGTATTAATAAAAATCCAAGTCAATTTTTAGTTGGAGTTGGAGGAAACTCAGTTAATGATTATGTTGAAAGTGGAATTACATATAGATGCCATACATTTACATCATCTGGAACTTTTTCTACTACCTCTGGAACTGGAACTGTTGAATATTTAATTGTTGCAGGTGGGGGTGCTGGAGGATCAGATCAAGGTGGTGGCGGTGGAGGTGGTGGAGTTATCTCTGGAAATACATCACTTTCTGGATCATCATCTAACTCAGTTGTAATTGGTGGAGGTGCTGTAGGTTTATCTGGTGGTGTTACTGGTGCAGACGGTGTTTCTTCATCTGCTTTTGGAATTAGTACAACTGGTGGTGGAGGTGGAGGTGGATTAACTAAATCTGGAAGACTTGGTGGATCTGGTGGAGGTGCTGGTGGACCAAATAGTGGAGCAGTTCAAACTGGAGGTGCTGGAATATCAGGACAAGGTTTTGCTGGAGGCTCTAACAATACTACAAGTATAATTTCTGGTGCTGGAGGTGGTGGTGGAGGTGCAGTAGGAACTGCTTCTACAGGAAGTGTTGGTGGAACTGGTGGAATTGGATTTTTATCATCAATATCTGGAACATCTACAAGATATGCAGGTGGAGGTGGAGGTGGCGGTCCAACTGGTGCTGCTGGAGGAACTGGTGGTGGAGGAAATGGTGCAACTGGTGCTACAACAACTGCTGGAGGTGCTGGTCAAACAAATACTGGTGGTGGCGGTGGAGGATCTGGACAAAACGGTGGTGCTCCTGGAGGCAATGGCGGTAGTGGAATAGTAATTTTAAGATATAGAATTGCATAGGATATAATATAAAAGGAGGTAATAAATATGGCACATTTTGCAGAGATAAATGCAGATGGAATTGTTCAAAGAGTAATTGTTGTTGACAACAACGATTGCAAAGATGCCGAAGGTAATGAATCAGAAGCAGTTGGTGCTGCATTCTGCAACACTCTTCTAGGCGGTACTTGGAAACAAACATCTTATAACGGAAATATTCGTAAAAACTATGCAGGAATTGGTTACACATATGATGAAGGCAGAGATGCTTTTATTCCACCAAAACCTTATAGTAAATGGGTATTAAATGAAGATACCTGTCAATGGGAAGCACCAGTTGCATATCCAGAGGGCGAAGATCGCTACATTTGGAATGACAACAAAGGTGAATGGGAACTAGTAGTTTCCGAATAATTCAAAATTGGGGGGTATAAAAATTAATATCCCCCATTTCTTAATGAAGTATAATTAAACTATGGCTGTATATAGAGCAACTACAAGTAATATTTATGGTAAAGATTATTCTACTACCCCTGGTTTTGATGCCGTAGCCTATCGTAATGCTAATGCTGGAAAACAATTTGTTGAACAAGCATTCACTGGATCTAATTCATGGACAAGACCTAACGGTGTTGACTTTGTAGAGTTATTATTAGTTGCTGGCGGAGGCGGTGGAGGTGGTAGTTCATCTGGTAGTGGTAATAGAAAGGGTGGTGGAGGTGGTGGTGCACAAATTTTTTATGGTTGGGTTTATGTTGGATATAGTTCTAGTTGGACAATAGCAATAGGAAGTGGTGGTAGTGGTAATGGATATGGTGGAGATTGCAATCCTGAACTTTGGGGTAGATCTGGAAATACTTCATCTTTTAAAGCAACAGGAAGTGCTAACTTTTCAAATCATGGATATGTAGTAGTAGGTGGAGGTGGAGGTGGACATCCATGTGGTGGATATGGACATAAGGTTGCAAGTGGTGGAGGGTCTGGATCTTCTAGAAGTGACGCAAATCCAACACAAAACTATCAAGGAAATAATCAAGGAACAATGGAATTAGGAATAGGTTTTAATGGTGGTGGATCACCTGGAGATGTTAATGCTACAGCAGGTGGTGGAGGAAGTATTATTGCAGCAGGAACACAAGGAACTGGTGCAGCAGGAGTTACATTATTAGGAAGAGCAATTGGTGGCGGTGGAGCAGGTGGTGGTGGAACAAGTGGTGGCTCTGGTGCTGGAGGATCTGGAAGTAATGGAACTGCAAACACTGGTGGTGGTGGCGGTGGAGGAGTTCCTACAGGCAGTGGCGGATCGGGCGGTAGTGGATTATGTGTAATTCGTTATTATATCTAAAATGCTATAATCAATAGAGGTGAACAATGGCAACTGATTTACAAGTATTTTATAGAAGTACTGCAGGAAACTTTACTCCTACTAACAAAATTCTTATTAATAGCATTGTAATATCAAATACTAGTGCTTCTCAACAAACTTATTCAATATCAATAAATGGAGTTTCTGTAACTACCTCAACTGTTATTCCAGCAAATGATACAGTAATTCTAGATTTAAAACAAGTAGTCCCAGCAAATCAACAAGTAAGTTTTACTGGAACATCTTGTGCTTTCCATTTTTCAGGGGTAGAAATAACTCCTTAGTGATATAATAAAAAGGGTGATCAATAATGGCATTTCCATCAACATATAATATAACCTACTACCGTGGGGATTCATACGAATTTTTAATTAGCCCAAAAAATGCAAATGGCGTAGCCTTTGATTTAACAAACTTTTCAGGACTATTTACAGTATCAACAGCACGTGGAATAACAGGAACAAAAATTGCAGAAAAAGCAGTTACTGTTGATTCAAACGCTGGAACTATTGCTGTAGCAATTGATCCTACAACTGGTGGTGCACTAGCAGCATCAGGAACATATGTTTATGACGTAGAAATTAGAAAGAATCTAGGTGGCGGTGCCTCATCTATTTATACTCTGCTAACTGGAAATCTATCAGTAACAGATGACATCACTGGTAGGGTCTAATGGCTGTAGTAGACGTAATCTACGATGATGATAACTTAACAATATTTGGTCCACCAGATGTAATAGATTTATCTGTTGATATTGGTGCACAAGGAAATGCAGGAACAGTTCAAGTTGGAACTGTTGCAACTGTTCCTTTTGGAACATCAGCATCTGTTTATAATGCTGGATCATTAACAAATGCAATATTAAATTTTGTAATACCTCAAGGACAAACTGGTTCTACTGGGCCACAAGGTCCTGCTGGAGATACTGTTCCAATATCTACAGAGCAAGTACAAGACGCAGCAGTGCCATTATTTAACCATGCATATCATACAGGCTTTACAGTAACTTATGATGACGCTAATAACAGACTTTTATTTTCATCAGACAATGTTTTAACTACAGAAGAAGTTCAAGATACAGTTGCAGCATTATTTGCTGCAGGAACTCACACAGGTGCATCAGTGGTTTATAACGATGCTGGAAATGCTCTAAGCATTGCTGTAACTGGAATTGATTATAGTAACGTCAGCATAACAACATATGCTAACGAAGGTGCACTACCATCAGCCTCATCTAATACTGGTAAGTGGGCATATGTGAGCGGTACAGGATCAATGTATTATTCTCATAATAATGCATGGATAAAAATTATAAACTATACACAAGAACAAGTTCAAGATGAAATAGCAAATTCTTTTTCTGGATCTCATAATGGAATAAGTGCTTCTTATAATGACAGCAATGGATTAATAACATTAACAAATAATGGACTTTTAACAATTATAGGAACTGATAATGAAATAGAAGTAGGTGTTTTTAATAATACAGCCTCAGTTGGATTACCAAATAATATTATTACCCCAGGAAATATTTCTGTATTGGGATCAGCAAGTGTTATAGGAAATTTAAATATAGATGGATCACTATATGTATCAGGTAATACTTTACAAATAAATACTACAGAGTTAATGGTAGAAGATAATTTTATTACTTTGAATTATTCTGCTAGTGCTACACCCACAGAAAATGCTGGCATAGAGGTTGAAAGAGGATCTTCAAATAACGTTTCTATTTTATGGAACGAAGGATCTGACAAGTGGCAATTTACAAATGACGGCGTTACCTATGAAGATCTTGGTGCCTCATCAGCATCAGTAAATCAAAAAGCAAGTAATTTTTACGATGTAGTAAGAGATTATGGCGTTGCTGCTGGAGAAGGCGACTCTGCAACAAAAATTCAAAATGCACTAAATGCTGCAAGAGATGCTGGAGGTGGAACTGTATATATTCCTACTGGTACTTATAACCTAGGAAGTAGATTAGAAATTTATACAGGAACAACATTATTACTATCTCAAAAAGCAGTTATGTTTAGAAATCATAATTCAAACATGATTATAAATGGATTGGCTGGAGCATCTTATTCAGGATATGCTGGACAAACAGATATAAAAATAATTGGTGGAATTTGGGAATGTAGAGGAACAGCATTTCCTTCAACACCAGCAATGGGTATAAGTATAGGCCATGGATCAAATATTATTATTCAAGATTTAACAGTATCAAATGTTGGTGGATATCATGCTATTGAAATTAACTCTAGTAAAAATGTAAGAATATCAAATTGTAGATTTGTTGGTTTTAAAGATACTGGAAGTAGAGGATTTTCAGAGGCTGTTCAAATTGATCTTGCAAAAAGTTCATCAGTATTTGGTGCGTTTGGATCTTATGACAATACTCCTTGCACAGATGTTGTAATAGAAAATTGCTATTTTGGGCCTTCAGGAACTGCTGGCACAACATCATGGCCAACAGGGATAGGATCACATTCTTATACCTCTGGAGTAAAACATACAAATATAAAAATGATTGGCAATACATTTGACTCTATGACAGAATACGCAATAAGACTTGATGTTACACATGATGACACAATAATTTCAAACAATATAATTAAAAATTGTTATGCAGGTATTGGTGCTGGATTTGATACTACTGATAGAGTTAGCAGTGCTCAACAATGTAAAAACCTTATTATAACTGGAAATCAAGTTGAAGGTGTAAATTCTACATCTGGACATATGGGAATATATGTTGTAAATTATGATGGGGTAACAGTTAATGACAACCATGTTAAAAATTTTGGGGTAGATGGAATTGCATTTACAACAGTAGTAGATGGAACAATAAATGCAAATAGATTAGAAAATATAGGAAATGACGGTATTGATGTAAGAACAAATAGTTCTGCTTTGATGTTATCTAACAATGTTATAAAAGATGTTTCTCAGGCTACAAACAATACCCATAGATTTATATACATAAGTGACTCAACAACAAATACATCAATTATTGCAAATAGAGGATTTAAAGAAAATGCAAATGTGGCTTTATACGGAATTCAAATAACAAATACATGTAGTGGAATGAGAGCATTCGGAAATTTTGTTGGTACTGCTGCGACAACAGCATATCAAGATAATTCAGGTGCTTCTACAACTACTACAAATGGATAGGAGGTAAGAGATGGCTAGGAGTTTAAGAGAACTTACTGGTTCAACTGGAAGTGTTGAATCTAAGTTTGATTCCTTAGTTCCAGATTTAAGCGATACTGCTGATATTACTGAAGCATTTCGTGCCTACCATTTTGGTGTATCTAATTGGACTCCTTCTTCTGGATCACCTCTTGGAGTAGTAGGTGCTTTTGAAGGTCATGAGTCTAGACTTGACTCAATAGAATCAACATTAACAACTTTGCCAAACACTGCTAATCTTTTAACTAAAACTGGTGCCAACGTAATGCTTCCATCTTCTGCATCTGTTGTGCCTATTAGCATTACAGCAGCAGCAAGTCAAAGTGCAAACTTAATAGAATTTAAAAATTCAAGTGCCACAACAATATCATTAATAGACTTTGCTGGAAGATTTTCTGGTCAAGCAACAAGTATAATAATGCAAGGAGAACAAGCATTAACATCGAGGGTAAGAAATATAACAGTATCAACATCTACACCAACATCTGGTGATGGTAATAATGGTGATATCTGGGTTAAATACTAGGAGATAATATGCCAATAAATGCAAAAAATAATGGCTCCTGGTCTAATGGAACACCTTTTATAAAAACTTCTAATTCATGGACTACAGCAAAACAAGTATTTGCAAAAGTTAATGGAACATGGCAAACAGTTTATACTTCTTCAATATCTGATAATTTTGATAGAGCAAATAGTGCAAGCCTAGGAAATGTTCCAGATACAGATTATACTTGGACACAAACTGATGGGTCTTGGTCAATTAATACTAACAGGGTTGAAAGTGCCACATCTGCTGCATCTTATCCAATGATAGACGTTGACTTTAGTACACAAAATGTACAAATAGGAACAACAATAAATCCAACTGGAACTTCTCAAGCATCTGGCAAATATGGTGCTGGAATTGCGTTTTGGATTGTTGATGCAACAAACTGGTGGGCTGCTTACAATGACGTTATTTTAACTGGAACAACAACTTATACATGTGCCTCAACATTTAATGGACAGGCTTTACAAAGTGGTCAAGGAACACCAACTTGTGTTTATGATTACGCTGCTACTGCTACATCAATACCAGGATCAACTTCTTGTTCAAATGGTGGAACAGGCCCAAGAGATTTTATTAGATTAAACAGTTGTACATCCTCATCATATATTGCTTCTGGGGTATGTATAACGGCTGGAGGAAGCGGCTCATATAATCAAAGTTTTGGACCATGCGGAAGTCAAGGTAAATTGGGAGGAACTGGTGCATGTAATGTTGGAACAGTGGCTTATGATGGATATGGAAATTGTTATTCAAGTACTTCTTATATACCTGCTGTTACAAGTCCGCCAACAACATCATATTCATGTCCTAATGGTGGAACACTAAGTGGAACAACTTGTTTATTAAGCAACTCCGCTACTACTGGAACATCATATTCATATTCACAAAAAATAAAATTAATAAATTCAGTTAATAATAGTGTTGCTACAATTAATACATATACTGTAAATGATAATACCTGGATACCCGCAAATATTTCAGTAAGCACATCTGGAAACACCGTTACACTACGAGCGTATGCCAATGATGATAATACTGGAAGTTCATGGGTACAAAATTATGTAGCAACTAATCCAAATAGAGGAACTAGGCACGGACTTATGCTTGGACCTAGAGGCGACTCAAATGTAAGCCAGGCCACCTCTCTTGACAACTTTACCCTATCAGCGGTATAATAATACAAAAGAAAGGCACTAATGTATAAAATACTACCATCTCAACAAGGACCTGTTATATTAACAGATGAAGATGAAGTTATATTCTTGTTTCAATATGGTCATCTAATGGAGTTATATTATGAAGATCAAGATATTGTTAGTAAGATAAAGACATTCATATCAGAAAAAATTAAAGAATATGCAGAATTAGAATCTAAGGCTTTATTTGATCCCGCTACCCCTGGTCAAGGGCTACTTCAAATATACATTAATTCAATAAACACTATTAAAGAGTTTGAATTTAATGCTTTGCCAAGATTTAAAGAAGCAGATAACAATGGACAATAAGATTGTTGATCCAAAAGAAAGATATGACATTTGTAAGTCATGCGAACATCTTTTTAAAACAACAAAACAATGTGATTTATGTGCATGTATTATGCCTTTAAAGGTTGGCATACCAGAGGCTTCTTGCCCTATAGGCAAGTGGTAGTTGACAATGGTTAACTATGTAAGGTACAATTATCTAATGTTCTTAAAGGAGGACAAATAATGGAATCATTACTAAACAAGAAAGTGCTAGAGTCAGCAGTAAATGCTTTTGTAATTGCATTAATTACACAATTCACTGCTTCTGGAGCAGATTTTTCTGCTTTAAGTGGAGATGCTTTAGGTACAATCCTAAACTCAGCATTATCAGCAGCAGCATGGGTAGTCATTCGTGCTGTTAATCCAAAAGATACAAAGTTTGGAATTAACGCAGTAGCAGCAAAAACTGCTTCTAAAAAGAAATAGTTATAAATTAGATATACGAAGGGGTGGGACAAAATCCTACCCCTTCTTCTCAGAGAAAGAATATAATGGCAAAGCCAACAATAGCATTTTTAACTTATGACTGGGCTTTTGGAACCAATCCTCTACAACCAAATGGATGTGCTTGGTATCGTTGCTACTTGCCAATGACAGAATTAAAAAAACTTGGTTGGGAAACAGGAATGGGATTTCCTGGGTTTGACCCAAAGCATGGATATGGTTTATTAATACCAGACAAAAAAGCAATACACGGCTGGGACATTGTTGTATTAAAATTAATGATGCTTGAAAGTATAGTTGAACAAATACCTCAAGCACAATCTATAGGTCAAAAAATAGTTATAGATATAGACGATCATCACGCTGGACTAGAGCCATCTAATATGGCTTATGTAGCAACAGATCCTAAGACTAATCCTAAAAACAATAGAGATCACTATTTCAAAGGTATGGATTTAGCAGATGCTTTAGTTACCTCTACCCCATTTTTATATAATTACTACAAAAAAGAATATCCTAACAAACCAATATTTATGGTTCGTAATGGAATAGACAATCAATACTTTAATTTTAGAAAAGATCTATCTGGCTTATACCCTACCGTTGGCTGGGTTGGAGCAACACCTTGGCGTTCTAATGATCTTCAAACATTAAATCCATTCTTAGGACAATTCTTAGAAAAGAAAAGTTGGAGATTTCATCATTCAGGACATATTATAAATGCTCCTACAGTAGAAGAGCAATTAGGAATACCACATAAACTATATTCATCAGAAGGTATGCAGCCAATATTAAGTTATACAAAGATGTTTAATAAAATAGACATAGGAATTGTTCCACTAAACCATGTTGAATTTAATAGAGCAAAATCATTTATTAAAGGTCTTGAGTACACAGCAGCAGGAGTTCCATGGATCTCTACAGACTTTGAAGAATATACATATCTTAATGAAGAATTTGGGGTAGGAAGAATAGCCCATACTGAAGATGAATGGATATCTCATTTAGAAGAACTATCAAATCAAAAGGTAAGGAATAAAGAAAGACAACGTAATATGGAAATAGTTAGAGAGTTCCATACCATGGAAAAACGTGGTCCTGAATGGGATAAGGTTTATAAAGAAATTAGAGAACTTTAATACCAACCGTGCTGGCTTTTAAAATGCCAAGCATTACATCCATCACCGTAAATTAATTTAACATATAGAACCATTGCATCAATTTGATCATATGGGTTTTTAGTCTTTTTATAGTCTACTAATCCCCAAGTGCTATTTAAGAATTGACCTATTCCAAATGCTGTAGATTTTGGATTTTGAGCAAGAGGATTCCAATCACTTTCTCTATCAACAATTTTAAAATAACAAGATTCTTCTTGATCTGGAACTATGTCTTTTAAATACTCTTGATAGGCAGAAATAGCCTTGTCTGATTTAGGATCTTCAAACCTAGCCCTAGAGCGTGCTGCAATGGTGCTAGAAGCCTCTCTAGCGGCCTTTACAGCCCCTAAAACACTTGAAGTGGTCTGTCCCTCTGGGACGACCACTAACGGTTCTGCGGGGTATTGAATATACGATCTATCCAGTCGATTAATATACGTTCCTACAATAATAAATGCCAATAATGCTAATAATACTTTCTTCATAAGTTACCTCCTTGAAGAAGCCATTTTTAGATACCCTACTAGTATAACCCTTTTATTCCAGAAAATCAACTATTTATAAAAATTGTTATAATTGACAAATTTGTGCATTTGTGATACTATTTTATTTTTTATTAGCAGCAAAAGTATTTATTGTATTTTTAATTATTTGCTCTATTTTTAAACCTGGATAAAATATTGTATCGCAGCCAAGGCATTTAAAATATACTTCATCTTTATCATTAACTTTAGTAACAACAACATCATTAGTATCAAAAGGACAGTTTATTTTTCCTGCATTACCCTTTTCAACTAAATTGTTATAAAAGGTTACTTCCTGGACTGATAACATATATTGACCTCTCTCATAAACTAGTGTAGAATACTATTATCTCATAAATCAAAAAATCAGGAGTTGGAAGAATTATGTCATTTATTAATGAAAACGGATCTATAACAGACCCATACAAAAACTTTATACATATCTCAAGATATGCAAGGTGGATAGAAGAAAAAAATAGAAGAGAAACTTGGGTAGAAACAGTCGATCGTTATATTAACTTTATGAAAGATCATCTAGTATTAAATTATGGCTATAGCCCAAATGCTAAAATTTTTGACGAAGTTAAAGAAGCAATTTTAAGTCATAGAATTATGCCTTCAATGAGAGCATTGATGACTGCAGGTCCAGCATTAGAACGTGATCATATTGCAGCATACAACTGTTCTTTTATTGCAGTAGACAGTCTACGTGCATTTGATGAAGCAATGTATGTATTGATGAACGGAACTGGGGTAGGGTTTTCAGTAGAAGCAAAATATGTAGATGAACTTCCTATAATTGCAGAATCATTTAATCAAACAGCAACTACCATTGTTGTAGAAGATTCTAAACTTGGATGGGCAAAAGCATTTAAAGAATTAATTGCATTATTATCACAAGGTCAAATACCACAATGGGATATGTCAAAAGTTCGTCCTGCAGGAGCAAGACTAAAAACTTTTGGTGGTCGTGCTTCTGGACCAGGGCCACTAAGTGCATTATTTACATTTACAACAGATACTTTTAAAAATGCTGCAGGTCGTAGATTAAAACCAATTGAAGCACATGATCTAATGTGTAAGGTTGGAGAAGTGGTTGTAGTTGGAGGAGTTCGCCGTAGTGCTTTAATCAGCCTTTCTAATCTTGATGATTTTGAAATGGCAAAAGCAAAAAGTGGATCTTGGTGGGAAACTCAAGCACAAAGATCTTTGGCAAACAATTCAGCAGTTTATAACACTAAGCCAAACACAGCACAGTTCCTACGTGAATGGAGAAATCTTTACGAATCAAAATCTGGAGAAAGAGGAATTTACAATATTGACTCAGTACGTAAACACGTAGAGTCTTTTGGAAGAAGAGATGCCTCGTTAATTGCAGGAACAAATCCATGTGGAGAAATTATTCTTCGCCCAAATGAATTTTGCAATTTAACAGAAGTAGTTATTTCTGCAGAAGACACTAGAGAAGATTTAATGGAAAAAGTTAAACTAGCCACTATCCTAGGAACATGGCAGTCAACCTTGACCAATTTTAAATATCTTCGCAAAACATGGAAAGATAATTGTGAAGAAGAAAGATTGCTAGGAGTTTCTTTAACGGGAATCTATGGCAATAAGATTACTTCAACAGCAGGAAAAGCATTAGAGCAGTTGTTGACTGATATGAGATTAGAGTCAGTTAGGGTTAATGATCACGAAGCAAAGAAATTAAACATCAATCCTTCTGTATCAATTACTTGTGTTAAGCCTTCTGGCACTGTAAGTCAACTGGTCGGGGTGTCTAGCGGAATTCATCCGTGGTATTCAGAATATTATATTAGAAGTGTTCGTGGTTCAAACAATGATCCATTAACACAATTTTTAAAAGATTCAGGAGTTCCAAACGAACCAGATGTAATGAAGCCTGATGAAACAACAGTATTTTATTTTCCTCAAAAGGCTCCAAAAAATGCAACAATAACAAAAGATTTAACAGCCATAGATCATCTAGAGATGTGGAAGATTTATAGAACTTATTGGACAGAACATAACCCTAGTGTTACGATCAACGTTCATGAAGATGAATGGCTAAGAGTAGGTGCATGGGTTTTTGATAACTTTGATTCAATTGGTGGTGTATCTTTCTTACCAGCGAGTGAACATACTTATAAGCAAGCCCCATATCAAGAAATTTATAAAGATGAGTATGAAGAATGGGTAAAAAAATCTCCTTCAAATATTCAATGGGAAATGCTTTCTATGTACGAAAAAGAAGATGGCACAACTGGAAGCCAAGAATTGTCTTGTGTAGCAGGGGTATGCGAAATAGTAGATATTAGCAAGTAGCCGCATGCTAAAATAGATTAGAGGTAAAAATGTCATATACCGTTTCTAATCTATATGCTTCAAAAATATTTGCAGAACATCCAATAGCCTTATGGACACTAGATGAAGATTTTGCTTTTACAAATCTACTTAGTGCCTCCACTCAGAGCCTATCTACCTGGAATACTTCGGGTGGGACATCTGCTTCGGTAGCATCTTCTACATACCCAAATAGACCAATATTAGAAGACGGCTTATCTTATATTACAAAGTCTGCAAGCGTATCAGTTACAACCTCAACTTTTCCAACCTATTTTACTGAATCAAATATAGATACAGATAAAAGATCAATATCTTTAAGTACCTGGTTTTTTTCTGGAACAACAGTAGACTATATAGATTTAGGGATAGATGTATCTGGAAGCGTTACTTATAAAAGATTTGAAAACGAAAGTCCCTCAACATGGACACACGCTTCTTACTCAGTAGATATTCCAACATCATCAACATTCAAACCAATAGTAAGAGTTGGTTATTTAAATTTTGAATCTACTGGATCTAACTTTAACGTTTATTTTAATGGAGTATCGTTTGCTCAATGGTCTGAAGTTTACAACAGAGACACCTCTGGAACTAAGCCAATAGTACTATCAGACAATTCTTTATCTAGTGCTATATCGGTAAATGCTAGTGCCTATAAAGTATCTCAAATACAACCATACGGATTTAACGATGAAGACACAGGGTACTATTTTATAAATAGAAATAAAATGCTTGCTAACAATACAAGCCTTCCTATGGTATTTGGATCTGGAAATATAACCAGGGTTAATAGTCCAATTGATTCAGGAGTTCCGTCAATAGCAATACCTGGAAAAACATTTTTAAATGATAACGGCAAGTATAAAAACCTAACTGCAGAATTTTGGATAAGAGTTTACACAGATTCTCAAGAGCCAATAAGAGTATTTGGCCCAGTAAGTAATTCAGATGGACTTTATGTAGAACAAGAATTTTTAACATTAAAGGTAGGATCTTATACAAAATCATATTTTGTTGGCAAATGGTATAGGCCAATGTTATTAGATATTAGATATACCAGTTCTAATGTTAGTGTTTTGTTAAATGGAGACTTAGTTATAGACATGGACATAGATGTAAATAATGTAAATTTTGCTAGTTCAAGTCATGATTGGTTAGGATTTTATTCCCACAATACGGTTTATCCATTTGAATTAGATGCTGTTGCAATCTATCCATATATTGTTCCAGAACAAATAGCAAGAAGAAGGTTTGTTTATGCACAGGCTGTGGATAACCCAGAAGAAATAGTAAGCGACTTTAAAGGAGAATCTTTCTTTGTTGACTTTCCATTTGCAAAATATACATCCTCAATGACCTATCCAGATATGAACAGATGGTCTTCTGGATTTTTTTCAAATCTAAACGGTAACTCAAGATCTCTTTCTTTTGTTGATTATGAACTTCCAGAAATTAAGTTTTCTTATACCTCAGCATCTGTAACAATAGATGATGATATATCTAATAACTTTTTAATAGACAATTACAATATTCAAAATGGAGAACCTACCTTTATCAAAATGAGGCCAAATGCTTCTTACGATAATGTTCTCGGATCAATATATTTTAATTCTATAAATACAATAAATAGTCCAGTAGCGTCTATCTTTGGAGTATTTGAAGCACCACAGTCTTTGCCTACTTATTCAAACAGAGAGCCTATAATGACATTTACCAACTCATTTACTTCTGACAAGTTTAAAATATGCTTGAGTCAAAGTGGACTTAGTTATGAATTTCAAACATCAGCATCTACATATCAAATAGCAAACTATTCAGCATCAGCATCTCAGGACCTATTTGTTGGTATTGAGTTAGAAGAGTTAATTAAAAGCAATTTTGCTATTATAGGAAACTTTTTTAATAATCCTCAAAATGTATCATTAAACCTAGGCGGGTATGAAGATAAAGTCTTTACAGGAAAGATAAGATCATTAACATTTAATAATAAGATGTTTACCATAAAGGACACTTCAGAACTAATAAATACCAATGGAACTATGTTCTTTACTGAGGCAGAGGCTAACAATGAAGGTCTATACCCATTTACTTACGTTGGTAGTTATACATTTCTTCCAATAAGTTCTTATGGGGAAATATTTTTTGATATAGGGTCTGCTGGATATTGGGAAGATTCATTACCCCTTTCATACTTTGGAACATATGTTCAGGATACAAACTCCTCTCCATATTATGATTTAGATTTAATTCAATTTAATATAGATGTTCCAGGACCAATAACAATGACAAACTCAGCATCTGTTGCAGACGCATTTAGTATGAAGTCATATATAACACTACAAGATTTTAAACTGGTAGGTAAGAAAACATATTCAAGTTATACCAATACTCAAAATATAGGTGCATCAAGAGTCCTTGACTTAGTCCCAGAATTTTCAACTCTTACTAAAAAATTTGAGGTAGTAGATGGAACAATCATCTATCCACCTAAAGAACTTATAGATTTTGAAAACTACTATATAACCATTCATTTAGAAATGAGAGTAAGAGGTATAAAAAGTAAGCCAGTCAATATTAAAAGAATGTCTCTAACCTCATTAGCATTTGATGAAACTTCTGAATATAAGATAGGCACTAGGAGTGGACACTCCATAATTCCATTTACTAGATCTGGATTAAATTATGACTATAAAGAAAAGAACCCATTTACAATATATAGAGATTCAACCCCTTATCTATATTTAACTGGTGACTCTGGAATAGCAGTTTTGCCATATCAATCTACAAAACTAAGAGGTCTTTCATTTCCAATAAACGACCACGAGGCCTCCTCTTACAAATTAACTGGTCTACAGTTCTGGATGTTTTATAACAAAGATAAAACTATATCTTCTACCCAAAAAATGGGAACGATTATAGCAACAGAGGCAAATGCTGGAATCAATGATTATTACGATATATACCTAGTTCCAGAATTAAATGGAAAAAGGGGTAGCCTAAAAGTCTATAAGAATAATGTTTTATACACAGGAGCCAAGTTCTTTGTTAATGGAAGAATTATAGATGAAATGAAAGTCGTCCCATTAGAATGGACATCTATATTAATATCATTTACAGATAGTACAGACATAACTCTTAATAGTAAAAAGGGCAAGTTTGAAATATATGAAGGATTCTTGGCCAACAATATAGCATTCTTCCAACAAGAATTTGTTAACTTCTTCTCAAAGTTAACTACTGGCTTGCAGTGGACAAACATAGATGATCAAAACTGGGACTATCCAACACAGTTAGCAACACCACTAACTTGGCAACAATGGGGAGAAATTGCTATTACAGATATCGTTTCTCAAACAGGAGACAGTACTTTTAAGACTTATCTAGGTCTTTCTGAACAAGTATTTGATGATTCTGCAACTGCTGTAACAAATTCAGATGGTTTTGATGCATTAACTAACGTAACCTGGGTCAAAAAAGATGTCACTGCAGTTTAATATGGTATACTTGAGTACATGAATCCAAAGAAATTAAAAAATAATGGTAAGCCTAGAGTAAGTGTAGTAGAAAAAAAGTCTGACTGGGGCATATATGTCTGGAAATGTGACTTTGATGGCAAGCCCTTTGGAGATGGCAAGGGAAATATAATGAATATCCCTGGAAGACCTTATGATATTGAAAAAATGTCAAAGATAAGAAAAGCAGCAGAGTACTATGGTGCTCCAGAAGGCAAAGTAGAATTCATGGCTGGTGTGACTAGAGTTACAGATGAAGAATATGCAGAACAAACACAAAGAATGAAAGATGGCTTAATCCCAAGTCAAACAGATATCGGTGCCTGGATGGCAGCAGAAGAAGGTTTTAGAAAACATGGAAGATAACGAAGCAATAGCAAGGATAGATAATTTAGACAAGGTTGAAAAGAAAACTAAGGTCGATCCATTTACAACAGATGGAGAACTTGTAAAGTCCTATGATGGGCTACATCAAAATTTTAAACGCAAAATTTCAAGAACAGTTAATAAAGCATTTCAAGGAATAGACGATACTAAATCAAAACAACTATTTCCAGAAATGGATATGGTTACAGCCTATGGTCTTTTTGACGTAGTCCTTCCACCATATAACCTAGATGAGTTGGCATACTTTTATGAAAATTCATATGCTAATCATGCCGCTATTAATGCAAAGGTTGCCAATACAGTTGGGCTAGGATATAGTTTTGAAATGACTGATTCAACAGTTGCAAAATTAGAAGAGTCAGAATCAGAAGATCAATTAATGAGGGCACAAAGAAAGATTCAAAGAACTAAGGCTCAAATGACCGAATGGCTAGAAAGCCTAAATGATGAAGATACATTTACACATGTTTTAGAAAAAGTATATACAGATGTTGAAACAGTAGGTAATGGATACATTGAAATTGGTAGAAAAGTAAATGGAGATATTGGTTACATTGGTCATATCCCAGCAACCACAATTCGTGTACGCCGTATGCGTGACGGGTATATTCAAATAGTAAATCAAAAGGTAGTATACTTTAGAAACTTCCAAGAACAAAGAAATATCAACCCTGTAACAAGCGACAATAGGCCAAATGAACTAATTCATATTAAAAAGTATTCTCCAAAGAACTCATACTATGGAGTTCCAGATACAGTGTCAGCAGCAACTTCTATGGTTGGTAATGAACTAGCAGCAAAATACAATGTTGATTACTTTGAAAACAAAGCAGTTCCTAGATACATTGCCTTGGTAAAGGGTGCAAAACTTAGCCCAGAAGCAGAAGATAAGTTCTTTAGATTCATGCAGGCTGGACTTCGTGGACAAAACCACAGAACACTCTACATCCCTCTTCCTGGAGATGGACCAGATAATAAAGTAGATTTTGATCTAAAACCAATTGAGAATGGTATTCAAGACGGATCGTTTGAAAAATACCGTAAGTCAAATCGTGACGATATCTTAATGGCACACCAAGTGCCTTATTCAAAAGTTGGTGGTGGAGCGGGAGTTTCTATCGCATCAGCATTGGTGGCAGATAGAACATTTAAGGAACAAGTAGCAAGACCAGCACAAAGAAATCTAGAAAAAACCATTAACAAGATTGTTAAGGAAAAAACAGATATGCTTGCCCTTAAATTCAATGAACTAACATTGACAGACGAACAAACTCAAAGTCAAATTGACGAGAGATACCTACGTATGCAGGTAGTTGTTCCAAATGAAGTTCGTGAAAGATTAGGGTATCCAGTTAGACCTGGCGGCTCAGACCCCATTGTTCTAGGTGCACAAGCCAGAGCAGAACAAGTCGCTCAATCAACTGGAAATAGAAGTAGAGACCAACAGAGAACAGATAATGCTTCCGATTCTGCATCCACCACTACTGGACGAAATGCCCAGGGTGAAGGTAGATCTCAAGAATAATTTGTTATAATATTGTAAAGCCCTATAAAGACTAATTATAATAGAGGTAGTATGACTAATTTGCATAAAGCATTTTGGCACTCAGAAGACAACAGCATCAAGTTGTCCATGCCAATCGCTAAAGTCGATAAAGAGAAACGAACAGTTTCTGGTTTTGCAACCCTTGACAACATTGACAAGCAAGCAGACATCGTTCCAACCGATGTCAGTATTAAAGCGTTTGAAAGATTCCGTGGCAACCTACGTGAAATGCACATGCCTATCGCAGTCGGCAGGGTAGTGTCATTTAAATCAGATAAATTTTATAATAAAGAAGAAGACAAATTTTACAATGGAGTATTCGTAAATGCATATATATCAAAAGGTGCTCAAGACACTTGGGAAAAAGTTCTTGATGGTACTCTTTCTGGCTTTTCTATTGGTGGTAGCATTAAAGATTCTGAAGAAATGTATGACTCCAAGATGGATAAAGCAATTAGGGTTATTAAAGAATATGACCTACACGAACTTTCATTAGTAGACAATCCTGCTAATCAATTTGCCAATATTGTGTCAATTGAAAAAGTAGCAGACGGTACAAACAAAATAGATGGTATTATTAGTAAAGTAGATCTTGAAAATGTTTACTGGTGCGAATCAGATTCCCTAGTAAGACTTTCTCAAGAAGAAGATTCTTCATGTCCATCATGTGAAAAACATATGATAAATATAGGCTTTGTAGAATCAAACGATACTGAAAAGAATTCTGTGATCAAAGATTTATTGAAATCGCAGAAAATTGGACTTGGTGAAAAAATAACCAAGGCTGAAAATCCTGATAAGGAGGGGAATAATATGGCAGAAGAAAATGTAGAAGTAGCACCAGCAACTGAAGAAGTTGTTGAAACACCAGCCGCAGATGCACCAGCCGCAGCAGAAGTTGCAGCAGAAGCACCAGCCGCTGAAGAAGTTGCTACCGAAGAAAACATTGAAAAATCTGATAGTGCAGAAGAAGCACCAGCAGAAGCAGTAGCACCAGCCGCAGATGCACCAGCAGAAGCAGCAGATGCACCAGCAGAAGCAGCAACAGATGCACCAGCAGAAGATGCCGCCACTCCCGCCGAAGATAGCGAAGACGCAGAATTGGCAAAGGCTGTAGATACAGTACAAGAATCTATTGACGAGGTTCAAAATACAGTTGCTTCAGCACTTGGAGATTTGGTGGCAACAGTTAAGTCACTTAACGAAAAAATGACAGAACTACAAAAAAGCATTGTTTCCGCAAAAGAGGAAATTGCAGGAGTAAAAAACAATGTTGATGAGTTTGGAAAGCGTGTCGACTCACTAGAAGACGATACCGCTGTCCGTAAGTCTGGCGACCTCGGCGGGGTCGTTCAGGAAACACAAATAAGAAAAGGATCGATGTGGGGCGGGCGTTTCCTCAATTCCGCTGACCTATATCGTTAATTCACTGGGAGGTGAAAATATTATGGCAGATGAAATTTTAGAAAAGGCTGCTGCTACAGGATCTATCGTTTCTGGTGGTATTGGTGGTGTAACAACCCCAGCCGCAGGAGACCTTGGTGTCGCAGGAAGTGCCGCTAATGACGGCGGTATTCTTGCTCCTGAGCAATCACGCCAATTTATCGAATACATTTTCGAACAACAAGTTCTTGCAAGAGATGGACGCAGAGTAACAATGCGTACAAACGCTTCAGAACTTGAAAAGTTAAACGTAGGCGAACGTGTAATCCGTGCCGCTGCACAAGCAGATGCAACTTACACAAACGCTGGCGTAACTTTCACAAAGGTTGAACTTTCAACAAAGAAGATTCGTCTTGATTGGGAAGTATCAACAGAAGCACTAGAAGACAACCTAGAAGGAGCAGGTTTAGAAGACCACTTAGTCCGTACCATGACCCGTGCGTTTGCAAACGATCTTGAAGATCTTGCAATCAACGGAACTGGAACAGGATCAAATGCGTTCCTAAACATCCTTGAAGGATTTGTCACAAAAGAAAATACTTCAACAAACACTGCAACATTTGGTACAAATATCGAAGACTTACAAGCACTTGTGCTTGCAATGCCTCGTAAATACCGTGCCTCACGTGCAGCAATGAAGTTCTATGCAGATACAGAAACAGTATCAAACATCATCAATGGCCTTGGATCTTCAGGCAACTTGAACAGCGAAAGAATCGTTGAAAGAGTTGTTGCTGGCCAAGAACCACAAATACTAGGTGCTCCAATCCAGTACCGTGTATTAGGTCTTCCTTTATTGGAAGTTCCTTTGATGCCTGCAAACCGTATCACTTTGACATTCCCTGAAAATAGAATTTGGGGTTTCCAAAGAGATATCACAGTTCATCGTGAATTCCAACCTAAGAAAGACACAGTAGAATATACTGTATTCTTACGTTTCGGTGTTCAAATCGAAGAAACTGATGCAATCGCACGTACAGCATAATTTGCTTTACGAAATCAGAGAGGGGGGTAGAGATACTCCCCTCTTATTTTTTATAAATGATATAATAATTTAGAGGTGCACATGGAACTTTTAAGATTGAATAACACAACAAGTTTGTCTGCATCATTTTCTGGATTAAGTTCAAGCGTAAATTATAAAATAGAATTAGATGACTTAATAACCTCACAGTCATATTCAGCAAGTGCAAATTCAAATGGATCTGGTGTAGTGGTATTCTCAATACCAGAGCATTATTTAACTTATACAGGCTCCCTGGTAGCAACAGTAAAAGATCCTCAAAATGACATTGTAAATATTACAAATATTGAAATAGTAAGGCCATACTGCAATATAGATGCTACAGGCCTAAAGTTATACGGAAAGACAACAACTCTTACAACTGTAGAAAGAAATAGCATAGTTGAATACGAAAGACTAGCAAGATACATAATTGACTCACACACAGACGGCTTTGGATATATCAGAAAAGAAAAAGAATTTATTGGCACAGGAACAGATGAATTACTTATAGACGAAAAAATTCATAACCTATACAAGATTTATGAAAATGGAGAATTGATGTATGATGCCTCTTCTCAAAATAACGAGGCAGACTATATGATTAATAAACAATTAAATGCCATAGTATTAGATATCCCAGAATCAAATAGAATAAACTATAAGAAGGTATGGAGAGATAGATTCTTAGATGTAGACTTTTTTGAAGGGTATGAATATATCGTAGATGCTGATTATGGATGGAAGGTTATACCACAAGATATTCAAGAAGCATGTGAACTATTGGTTCAAGATATATTTAAAGATAATATCAAATATATAAATAGATATATTGAATCCTTTGATAATGATGATTTTAAGATTAAGTTTGCTAAAAATTGGACGGCCACAACTGGCAACCTTATAGTTGACAGGATCTTGGAGAGATATAAGAGACCAATTCGTGTTGGGGTGTTGTAAATGCTCCCAGGTGCTGGAATAGATAATATACTCTATCCTATGACTGCTGAAATATTTTATGCAGAAACTAGACAGAACGATTTTGGAACAATGGAAAGAACTTGGGTTTTTGATAGAACAGTTAAATGCTCAGCCGTATCAGCAATGGCAGATAAAACATTAAATAGTGAACTAAAGTCTACAACTGCTTTTTTTCAATATAACTCTGATATTGCCTTTAGAACATCTGATGATATTCAAAGAAAAAAAGGTGGAACACACTACCCTATTACAGAGGTTTTGGTTACTAACATAAAAGACTCAGAAGGCAAAGTAGTATGGACAGAAAGAGAAGATTCCAAAACTCAATATGAAATTCAATCTTTTGTTCCTTCATACAACGCCTTTCATGCTGTAGATTTCTATCGTGGATACTTAACTAGATCAACTAAACAATACGAGGTAGTCTACTAATGATTACAGCAAAAATAGATACTAAGAAATTAAATAAGATGTTAAATAACCTTGTTAAATACTCAGATGGGTTTATTACTGAAACAAAAGCACAACAAGGATATATAAATAGAAAAGTAGCAAACACTAGTGTTAATGCTTTTTATCAATACTTAGATGGGGTTGCAAGAATGCATCCAGGAATGCTTCACCATATATATGAATGGGGTCAAGTAGGAAACCCAACAGCAAGACTGGTAGATTTAGGAATTATATCCTCTGGAAGAGGATCTACAATCACTGCAGAATTTTTACAATCACAGACAGTCAAGGATGGGTCCACTGAGCCGTTTTACGACAAAGCAGAGGTCATGGAAGAGGGCATCCCAGTAGTTATCAAGGAAAAGGAAGCAAAGGCCTTATTTTTCGAAATAGACGGTTTAGAGTATTTTAGAATGGGACCTATAACAGTTCTTAATCCTGGAGGAGCAGAAACAAGGGGTGGCTTTGTAAGTGTCTTTCAAGAATTCTATAATAACTATTTAAGCCAAGTATACTTAAAGGCAATAAAGTTTTACAAACATTTTGAGTCTCCAAAAGAATATGAAAGAAACTTTAAAAAAGCCTTACAAGGTACAAATGCGGCGGGTATAGGAAAAATGACTGCCCTTTCTTGGATATCAAAATTACCAGGAGAAGATCAAATTGACAATTAATATACCTAATTTAAGCGATAAAACACCAGAAGTATTAGTAAATAAATATGTATGGGAACAATTTAGATTAAATGATGAGGACTTCTATAATGAATATGTAGAAAATGGAAGAAGATTTATTCCTATATTCCCCGTAAATGATCCAAATGCTGGAGCAATATCATGGGGGTCAAGACCATATATTTTATATGATAATTTTGTAAAGGCTAGAACTGGAAAAGATAAGTATTTCTATCCTATTAAATCCCAACAAATGCTTTACTCAATTAGAGGTGCAAGTGTTGAGGACGTATATGCAATGAGGCATATAATGCTTTCTTCTCTAGACAGGGAAGATGCTGCTGCAGAGGACATAAATAACTTTGTTGGGCCATCAGATGTTAAATTTCAATGCGTAAATGCATACCAAGTTACTTATATGAAAGACGCTACTAATCTAGATACTACAAGAACCCCTTATCAAACTGACCTAATAGTCAAGTTTGACTATCATGTAAATACAAGTTATAATTGATATTGAGGATACGCCCCCACTATGTTAAAAAATAGAGGAGGAAAAAAATATGGCATATACACGTGGTGATTCAAAACAAATCATCGTAGGTGCAGCAGCATTGTTTATTGCAGATAGCCCACTGGAATACGTTTCAGGAACAGGTGCATCAGCAATTTACTCATTTACTGGAACAGGAACTTCTGATCTTCCAGCATTTCAGGCTAACTCATCCTACAAAGACACCCTTGCTGATTCAGCAGATTGGTCAAGTGTTGGCTACACAATGAATGGTTTGGAATTACAATTCCAACCAGACTTTGGTGAAGTTCAAGTTGATCAATTGCTAGACGTTGCAAAACTTTACAAACAAGGTATGCAAGTTTCTATGGTTACAGGTTTTGCAGAAGCAACACTTGATAACTTGGTTACTGCAATTGCAGCAAAAGAAGCAGACAAAGGATTCGGCGGTGCTCGCTTAAATCTCTCTTCAGGAGATATTGGCGATGTTCCAGTAGAGCGTGCTCTTGTTGCTGTTGGTCCAGGATCTGGAGATCCAACAAAAACAGGAAACAACGCAGTAGAACGTATTTACGTAGCAAACCGTGCACTCTCAATCGAGAATGTATCAGTTTCTGCAAAGCGTGATACACCTTCTATGTTCGAAGTTACATTCCGTCTGTTGTCAGCATCTAACGGTTCATACGGCAAAATTGTCGACAGAACAGTTGGACAAGCCCCAGCACAAATGTAATACAACTTAATAAAACACTTGGCCCACTCTCCTTTTTGGGGGGTGGGTTTTGTGCTATAATTTTTATATAGTCTTAAGGAGGCTTTACGTGGCAACAAGTGTTTACGAAGTTGTAGAAATTGAATTACAAGATGGTACAAAAGTAGAAATGAAACCATTAAAAATTTCTGTATTAAGAGATTTTATGAAAGAATTTCAAAAAATATCAGATGAAAAAATAGCAGAAGACAACATTAAATCTATGGACCTTCTACTTGATTGTGCAGTTATTGCAATGAAACAATATAAGCCAGATATTGCTGATAAAGCAAAATTAGAAGATTTAATTGATCTTCCAACTGTTTATAAAGTTATTGAAGTAGCGGCAGGTATTAAGTTGAACGACCCAAACGCACTAGCGGCGGCTCTAGTTGGAACGAACTAGATCTAGCCGAACTAGAATCCAAAGTATTTCTTCTAGGTTTTTGGAAGAATTACGAGGAGATGGAGGACAGTATATCGATGCCAGAGTTAGTAGCAATACTACAAGCAAAGCAAAAGGAAGAAAACGATAATCGTAAATTCCTGGCAGCAATGCAAGGCGTTGATTTAGATAAGAACTCCGATTCGTCCAATGGTCAAGATGCTTGGGAAAGAATTAAGGCCAAAGCATTTAGTGGTGGTAAAACAACTAATCCAAATGACATAGTTTCATTACAGGGTGCTGCAGCACAAAGAGCAGGATTCGGTATTGGCGAAGGGTTAGATTATGAGGTGATTGAATAGTGGCTGAAGTAGTAAAAGGTATTGTTGACATTGAAATCAATACTGGCAAATCTGCTGCAGAACTAAAGATTTTACAACAACAGATTAATTCTGTTTTCCTATCATTAAATAAAAATAACGCTGCTTCATTAGCAGCCTCTCAAAAATACGCCTCTAGCCTTGCAGATATGGTTAACTCCAGCAAGGTATTTACTGCTGAATCAGTAAGAATGCGTACTGCTGCTGGAGCCTTAGATGATACTCTTAAAAAAGGACAAGCAACACTTGGACAGTATTTTAGTGCAAGATATGTAAAAAATGGTGCACTATTTGCAGAAACATTAGACTTAGCAAGACAAAAGGCTAGCGTACTTCAAACTCAATTTATCGCAACAGCCAAATCATCAAAAGGAATGCAAGACGCTCTTGCAATTAGACCACTACAAGCATTTGCCGATCAGGCTACTATTGCTTCTCAAAGAACTCAGATTCTTTCATCAATGTTTAGACAGGGAACAACTCAACTTGTAAATTTTGGTAAAAACGTACAATGGGCTGGACGTCAACTTATGGTTGGTTTTACAGTTCCATTAACTATATTTGGAACAACAGCAGGCAAGGTATTTGCTGATTTAGAAAAACAAACGGTAGCATTTAAGAAAGTATATGGAGACTTATTTACAACTCCAAGAGAAATGCAAGATAACTTAAAAGCAGTACAAGATCTTGGTAGAGAATATACTAAATATGGTATAGCAGTTAAAGACACAATGAGTCTAGCAGCCCAGGCTGCAGCAGCAGGTAGAAGAAATTCAGATTTAACAGATGCAGTAAGTCAGGCTACAAGACTAGCAACCCTTGGCCAGATGGATCAAAATGCAGCATTAGAAACAACCATTGCACTTCAAAGTGCTTTTAAACTTTCAGGAAATGAATTAGCAGATACTATTAACTATCTAAATATGGTAGAAAACCAAACTGTAGTAAGCCTACAAGATATTGCAGCAGCAATACCACGTGTAGCACCAGTAATTCAAGGTTTGGGTGGAGACGTAAAAGATTTAACCGTATTTCTAGCAGCAATGCAAGAAGGTGGTGTGAGTGCAGAACAGGGTGCAAACGCTTTAAAGTCTGGTCTTGCATCTTTAATTAATCCAAGCAAATCAGCAACGGAAACACTAGGTAAGTTTGGCGTCAATTTAGATGCAATTATTCAAACTAATCAAGGTGACTTAATGAAGACAGTTACTGCATTTGCTAAGGCCTTATCAACACTAGGAGAATTTGAACAACAACAGGCATTAGAAGAAGTATTTGGTAAGTACCAATATGCAAGATTAGGTGCTTTATTTGAAAACGTTATTAGAGATGGATCTCAGGCTCAACAGGTTATGGCTACTATGGGGTACAGTGTTGAAGAATTAGCCATGACTGCTGATCGAGAATTAAAAACTATTGAAGAAGCATTTAGTGTTCAATTAAAAGCGGCAGTAGAAAAGTTTAAATTAGCAATAGCCCCTATAGGTGAAATATTTGTTAAGTTAGCAATTCCATTAGTTAATTTTGCTACTAGCATCGCAGATGCATTTAATAGCCTACCAGATTTTTCAAAGAGGTTTATAGCATTTGCAACTATTATTACTGGTCTTGTTATACCCGCTGGAACGATGTTCTTTGGTTTGTTGATGAACTTAACTGGTACTCTTGCAAAACTATTTCAGTTCATGGGTGCTTTTAGTAAAGGATTTTTACAAGGTGGTATTGTTGGAGCATTTAAAAATGCAACCCAGTCAACTAAGTATTTTTCAACAGCAGAAATTGAAGCAGCCCTTGCTGCACAACAATTAGGAACTGCAACAGAATTTACCAATAGTGCACTTAGAAAACAAGTTTCAGAAGCAATGGGTGCAGCAGGTGCAGTTAAATACTTAGGCGATTCATATACTATTCTTATAGCAAAAATGATGGAAGCAGCAAGACTTGCACCTTATACAATGGGTATTGGACAAACTGCAGCAGGACTTGCTCAAACAGGAAGAGCAGCAAGTGGAAGAATAATCAGACCACCACAAATGAGAAATTCTGGTGGAAGAATATTTATGAGTGACGGATCTACTGTTCCAGGAACTGGCAATTCTGATACCGTTCCAGCAATGCTTACACCTGGAGAATTTATTGTTAATAAACAGGCAACTGAAAAGAATTTAGGATTACTATACGCAATTAATGGTGGAGGTGCTGGATACAATAAGGGTGGCACTACATATGCAAACCCTGGTGCTTACTTAGGACCAAGGCAAGCAGCAGAAAAAGCAGCATCAGAACTTTCAGTATTTGCACCAAATAGAAGAAGAATGCCTTTAGGAACTGCATCAGTATCTTCAAGAGCAACTGGAGAAGTATTAGGTAAACTAAATAATCTTGTATATCTTGTTAATCCAACTACAAATAAACAATTAGTTGGAAATAGAGTAATGGGTGGGTTTGATAAGAGAGGCGTACCACTAGATCAACTTAGAAGAGAAATGACAAGCGACATTGGTATGTGGATGATAGATGCATACGCTGGTCAAAAATGGGCAAAGACTGCTTATAAGACAACACTACAAAATAATTTTGATTCTATAGCAGCAAAAAATGCGGGTAAAGAAGTAAGATTCTTAGATAGTAAAGGACTTGAAAGAATTCAAGATGTAATAGATAAACCTGAATATGCTAATGTTAAATTTGTTTCTGTAAAAGAATTACAAAATGAAGCACTATTAAATAGACTATCTCCAGATCATTTACAAAGATTATTATCAGAAGATACTGCAAATGTAATGAAACAAAGAATGAGAAGTAGCACTGGTCAAATGGCTAATAGATCTACTTATGAAGATTTAAATAGACAGTCATATACAAGAATGCAACAAAGTTGGAGAGGTACTAAGAGACCTGCTGGCTTTGAAGGTGCTCATATGTATGGTATGGGTGGAAAGATACCTAAATATGGTATGGGTGGAAAAATTCCAGGTGTTCAATATGCAAATATAGGAATGCTTATAGGTGCAAGAATGAGAAAGCAAATTAAACAACTAAGGCCACAATTAGGTGCATTTGATAAAAATGTATTACAAAGATTAAGATCAAGAAGTTGGACAGATGTTGTAGAAGGTGCAAGACTTAATGATGCTATGGCATTAAGACAAAGTGGATTTAGTAATGATGAAATAGACATGTTATTTAAAAAATCTGGATTTAATAATAGCGGAATAGAAGATCTTGCTCCTATTAGAAAAAAATTATATTCTGAAGCAAACAAGATAAGACAAATAGAAATTAAAACAGATCCTAAAGATTTAAGATGGAATACAATTTCAAATGAAAGTAATGAGATTCTTGACTTAACAAGTTTTTTGAAAAATAAAGGATACGTAGGAGATGATATTGCTGAGTTAGCATTTATAGGAGGAGATGGAAGAAAACTTGGAGATAGATCACACCATACCCAAACCAGAATAGAAAAACAAAGACAGTCTGGTAGGGGCTATAGTTTAAAAGGATATTTAGGTCAAGCAGTTGTAGAACCAAAAGAATTTAATCAAAGTAAACTATATAGTAGTTTAGGAATAGGTGCTCCAATAAATATTAAAGAATTTGAAAAACAAAAAATGATTGTGTCTGAATTATTAGGTATTCCATATTCTCCAAGAAAAAAACAAAAAACTTCTAGGTTATTAAAAGATTTTTATGATTTTGAATCACAAATTTTACTATCTCCAGATGAACCAATTTTTAGAAATAAAGGTGGCATGATTCCTAGATACGCATTAGGTGGATTAAGAGGAAAAGCAATATTTGAAAGAGGAAGAGTTGGCAAACCTGCAATTATGAATCTTTCTGGATTAGATCCAAAATCTATGAATATGATTGATGAATTAGCACCTTTTGTTGGTGCAGATGCTGCAGTAGATTATGCAAAAATTTTACAAAAAGGTTCTATCAAATTAGATATAGGACAATTTTTTAGAAAAGCAAAAGGCTTAGAAGACATTGTTCAAAGCAGATATAGTGAATGGAAAAGCCAAAATCAATGGGCAGTATATAGTCCTGGGTACCAAGATGTAAGAGATAGAGCATTAAGTAAAATTAGAAAACAAGTTACTGATGATGAATTTTCAAGAATCTCTAGAGGTAGACCATCTTTAGTAGATGACTATAATGAAAATCTTAAAAGAACACTAGGCCTTAATAAAGGTGGTATTGCTAAATTTAATAGAGGAAATATAGTTCCTGGATCTGGAAACACAGATACCGTTCCAGCAATGCTAACTCCAGGGGAATTTGTAGTAAACAAAGAAGCAACTAGAAACAATATGGCATTATTAAAAGCAATTAATAACGGCAGTATGGCTGGATATAACAAGGGTGGAAAAATTCCAGGCGTTCAATATTTTGCAACAGATGAACAAAATAGATTAGTTATGGATCTAGCAACAAATAATAGAGGGGTTGCAGGACCAACTTCTAGTTTAAGACCAAATATGCAATCAAGAGTTGCTCAATATATGGCAAAAAACCCAGCAATGGGAATGGGCCTTATGAGTGCTGGATTTGTTCTTCCAATGATAGGTCAGCAAATGCAACAAGCCACAAATAAATACGTAAATGGAGTAGGAAATTTTATAAATACACTTACTCCTGCTATTTTAGCAATGTCTATATTTCCTAGTTTAATACCGAAACTTTTTGGACCATGGGGAATTTTAATTGCAGCAGTTACTGCAACAGCCATAGGATTAAAGAAATATAGAGAAAGCATAGATAAGGCAGCAAGAGAGTCTGCTAAACAAGGTGCATCTGCAGGTGGAGCAGCAAATGCACTAGATGTAATGGCAAAAATTTTAGGAAAACAAACTCCATTACAAATTTCTTTATCTAATAGCGTTAAATTTACAGATAAACAACTTCAAGCACAAGAAGAATCTTTTGCAGCATTACAAACAGAGCAAGGTCAAGCATTTTTACAAAGTCTAAGAGGGATGTCTTCAACAGAAAGAAGTTCTGAACTGTCTTCTTATATTCAAAACGCAATAGCAAGTGGAATGATGGACGCAACTTCTGGTGGAGAGTTTGCAAGAGTAGTGGGCGTAGAACTTAAAGACTCTCTTTTGTCAAATCAAGTTATAAGACAAATATCTTCACAAGGATCAGGTTCTGAAGCCTTATTAAGGTTGACACAACAAAGAGGTCAATATAAAGGTTCTATGGAGGGGCCAGCAAGAACTGCTATATCAGCGGGTAGGGGAGGAACTTACACAATAGGAAATCAAGACTTTAAAGACTCTTCTTTTAATATCTCATCTGCAATACAAACATTTAAATCTGCTGAAGAAACACAAGCACTTGCAAATATAGAATTACAAAAGGGTGCAATTACTCAATCTAAATATAATGAAATAATTGAAAAAACAAATTCATTACAACAAGAAGCACAAAAACAAATTCAATTTTCATTAAATGCAACTTCTGATAAAGGTGCTACTGCACAAGCATTAAAGGATCAGTTGATACTTGGTGGATACACAGAAGAACAGGTAAAGAAAATAAATGAAATTTCTAACAAGTTAGATGAAGGAAAGTCAGCACAGGTACTATTGCAGGTATCATCTGGTCAAATAAGGCCAGAAGATTTGGTTATGTTAGTTGATTTTATACAAAACAAAGATAATTCTGTAGCAGTGGAGTGGACCAATAAGTTTGTTGGAAATGAAATTGAAGCATCAAAATTTGCAATGTGGGCACAAAATAATCTTTCTTCATCTAATGCAGCATCATTTAAAGCAGCGGTAGACATTGTTGGATTAGATAAAGCAGGACAATTACAAGAATTACTATACTCATTTGGATTTGATAAAAATGGAAATCTAGCATTGGGTGGAAGCAAGTTATTATTAGAGATTGAAACAGGAAATAAAGATGCAATAAAAGAATTTAGCGATATTTATAAAAATATGGGTAGTGGCAAACCAGGTCAAATGAAGAAAGCCGCTATAGATTTTGCAATTAAAATTGGTGGTAGCGAATCATCGTTTGATTATGTTTTAAATAAAATAAAAGACTTTAATAACTTAACATTAGAAAACAAGTTTGCTTCTATAACATATGCAGTACAAATAGCAGACATACAAGGTAGAATAACACAGGCTGGAAAAAATATATCATTATCTGGTGCAGTGGCTGCCTATGGACAAATGGATGAAATGAACAAAACATTATTAGCAATGAATCAACAAACCACCCCAGCCTCTACAACAGGCACTGGAGATAAAACTGAAATTCAAATGATGCAAGAAAGAATTAAACAAACAAAACAATACATAGCAGCGTTAAAGGTATTAAATTCTGATAAGAAACAATCAATGCTGACAGATGCACAGATAGCACAAATGGATCCAGCACTTGCTATTGAAATTGCTAATAAGGCACAAAAACAAAGAATAAGTTTAGAAAAAGCATATCAAGACTATTTAAAAAATACTGTAGATATTACAAATAGATTGACAAGTGCTGAAGATAAAAGAATGCAAGTTCTTGACATTCAAGATAAAATTTATAATAGACAAATAACATTGATTGATAGAAGAATAAATGCAAAGCAAGATGAGATTGAAAAAGAACAAGATTTAAATGAAGTAAGACAGCATGCTTTAGATAAAATATCAGAACAAGAAGAAAAAATTAATGAAGAATATAATAAGAGAGTTGAGGCATTAGACAAGGTTGATAATGCAAATCAAAGAAATGCAAATAGACAAAAATCAAGAATTAATTTAGCAACAGCCCTTACTAGCGGAGATATTGGGGCTGCAGCACAAGCGGCTGCAGAAATAACATCTCAAGAAGCATTATATAAAATAGAAGATGCTAGAAAAGCCCTAGAAGTTCAAAGAGAAAATGCTATAAAGGCAATAAAGATAAGCGTCAATGGCGTATTGATGACAAGAAAAGAAATTGAAGATGCCATTAAAGCATCAAATGAAAGAATATACCAAATAGGTTTAGATATTAAAAAAATAGAAGAAGAAAAAATTCCTATATTACAGTTACAACAAAAATTAGCAGATGAAAGATATGCGTTAGAGTTAAAAAGTCTTGCAAACAATACTGCAAATCTTGAAGTTTATAGACAAATTTTTGCAGAGTTACAAAAAATAGGTCAGGCAAGCGGGGTCTCATTTAGCGGAGGTGGTTCTGGAGGAGCAAGCAACACAGGATCAGGAACGCCAATGGCACAACAAGATAAATATGTTAAGAGGGCAGAGCAAATAACTAAAGCAATTAATGGTCAATTAAGGGGATCTGCAAAAAGTGCAGCACTTTCAGATTTTAATAGATTTATTAATAATAGTGCTAATAAAGTTTTAAGTGAAGGAGAAAGAGATTTATTAATCAGTAGATACAAATTAAAAATAAATCCACCGCTATATGCAATGGGTGGAAGGGTTAACTACAAGGGATCAAATGAGCCACCTCCAGCAATAAAAATGGCATATGGAAGTATGGTTCCAGGAATGGGAAATACAGATCGTGTTCCAGCATTACTAACTCCTGGAGAATTTGTAATTAGAAAATCAGTTGCTAGTGCTTATATGCCATTGCTTGAACAATTAAACGGAAATATATATCCTGGCGGAGCAATGCCAAAGGGTAGTGCAAAAACTAATCCTAGCCTGTATAATAATAGTTATAGCATTAATGTTAATGTTGCAGGAACAGACGCATCTCCTGATGAAATAGCAAATGCCGTAATGTCAAAGATTAAACAAGTAGAGTCAAGAAGTCTAAGAGGTGTAAAAGTTGGCTAGTAGTTCATATCTAAATGGTCGTTGGAATCTAAACAGCCTTCCAAAAAGACCACAAGCAATTGCTTGGTCTAAAACCTATGGGACAAAAGATACTCATATATCTATTGCTGGAGCAACTACTCTAGTTCCAACGGGGGTAGAATATGAAGATTTTATAATTCTATCTGATGATAATAGACAACCAATAGAATACTCATGTGAAAGAATTGAAAATAGAAAAAGAACTATTAATGCTAAAATGCGTTCATACCATGTAGCAGATAAACTTAGAATATCTTTAAATTGGGAAATGCTACCCTCAAGAGCCTTTAATAAAAATCCAGAGTTTAGTGCTAGCACTGGAAAACCTACAGCCTCAAACCTTATTCAATATACCTCAGACGGTGGTGCTGGAGCAGAAGAAATGAGAAACTGGTATAACAATAATCCAGGTTCATTTTGGGTTATGATTGCTGCAGATAGATATAGTAATATGCTGGATGAAAATGACGATCCACAATTTAATAGACTTGGCGAGTATAACGAATTAGTAGAAGTATACTTTGCCTCATTTGATTTGTCAGTTGTTAAAAGAGGTAGAAATACTTACGATTTTTGTAATGTGTCTGTAACTCTAGAGGAAGTCTAATGTTTCAAGATACAGTTTTAAAGTCTCATATTGAGCAAAATACTACCTTACAAATTAAATCATTTGTAGTAGCAGAATGGAATTTAAATGATCTAGAGGATATATCAGCATCTGGTAATTATAGATATAGGCCATTAGGAAATGAATTTAATATTCTACCCATCAATTTTAGTAATGAAGATCCTACCTTCATTAATGCTTTAGACTCTTCTATTAAATCAGAATACGTAGTAGAAAATGATGGACAGACTCCTATTCCTTTTGTTACCCCTGAATTATCTAGAAAGTTATATTATAGTTTAGAAGATTGCTTTCTTCCATTTAGACCAAGGTCTGGAATTAACAAGGTAGTCTTTAGAAATAAAAAGTATATAGATAACATAAGATCTGGAACAAGACCTAGATACTATCTTGCTTCTAAATATGATAAATTTAAATATTGGACATCATATAGAAAAGAAGAGAATGTTGAAAGAGGAATATCTTCTCAAACAGAAACGGCACTAGGATATTATATTGAAGATGCTTGCCCATTTGTAGTGTATAAAGAATCTATGTTTGCCAACAGAATTGTTGTTAAGATGCAAACAAATTTGTCAGATGATGAAAACTCTTCAGAGACAGTAAGAGTATATACAGATGAAGTTATTAAAAATCCTCTTAATGATAGAACAAGATCTAGCATACCTAAAGTATGGTCTATACAATATTTAGATGAAACAGATACATGGGTAGATGCTGTAGCATTTGATGAAACCTCTACTCGTAGAGACGGAACAGAAATAGTTCCATGGGATGGATACGTAGAACTTTACTATGGGCTAATTGCACCAAATGACTATAAACAATACTTTAACTTTGTAGACTATCTTGATTTAGAAAGCCAATTGCCTGGCAAAGACTTTAACAATAACCATGGAGACGCCTATTTAGTTGGGGGTAGCCAATCAAACATAGGAACTCTTTATATCTGGAATGATAATAACAATAAAAAGATATGGGAACAATATACTCCTAACTATGGATTCTCACTATTACAAGATAACAATACTAATTTTGAAGATACTAAGCAAACAGGGTTGGCAAGATCATTAACAAGCCCTAGATATGTAAATACAAACAATACAAGGATATATAGAGAGTTTGTTAAGTTGAAGGGTCTAAGGGTAGCCATTAAGACAATGACAGCCCCAGACACCCCATTTGACCTTATAGAACTATCTCCTAGGATCAAGGCAGACATGTCAGAATATACTGTCGGCTTTTCCTTTAACAAGGCCATAGCCAAAAGCGACTCTGGCATTCCAGTAGGTGGGCTAGTTGCCTCTAATGGATCTATAACACTTATGAATTTTGATTCAGCATTTAGTGAGCAAAATGCCAATAGCGTTGTTTCAAATAAATTAAAGAACAATATTAAATTTGATTTTTACGAAAGAGTGTTAAAGGTAGTAGATACAGATGGTCTTAAATATGACAAGTTTGTACCATTAAAAAGTTTGTATGCTGAAGTATTTCCTAAAGCCGTAGGAGGGCTTAACGACCTAACTATACAATTAAGAGATGCATATTTTAGATTAGAAACCTCGGTAGCCCCTACAATATTTTTAAAGAATGTAACATTGACTGCAGCAGTGGCAATACTTTTAGACAACATTGGATTTAGTAACTATGTTTTTAAAACTTTTGAAAATAATTATATCTTTGATCCAGTTATTCCATATTTCTTTATTGAGCCAGACGTAAGCGTTGCTCAAGTTCTTGAAAGACTTGCCGTGTCTACTCAATCAGCAATGTTCTTTGATGAATATAATAATTTTGTAGTTATGCCAAAAGAATACTTGCTTCCAGATCAAGATAAAAGATCTGTTGATTTAGTTCTATACGGACAAACTACACCAGAAACTTACTTAGACAATCCATCAGCAGAGGTTCCAGGTAGCAATTATAAACTATCTAATATCTTTGACTTAGCAGATGGAGAAACACCTATTATAAATGATGGGCAAATAAACTATACAAATAGATATATTCAAAAATCACCTTCTAGTTTAAGTCAAGCATCATACACAGATGAAGATATAACCTATGTTTATAAACCAGTCCTTCTTTGGGAAATTGCTCAACAACAATTTCAAATATCTCAAAATGAGGCTGCTTCATCTGGAGACTACACACTTTCAGCAGCACCATTAAATTCAAATATTACAGATGTGGCACCATATGTTGAATCAAATACAATTAAAAACAATGTAGTTGATTTAGGTGAAAACGTTATGTGGCTTCAAAAGTTTAACGGTTATCTATATGCTAATGGAGAAATTATTAGATATGATGCAATCGAATACATGGTATACGGCGGGGTAGATATAATATTAGATCCACAAATAAGCACTACTCCAGTAAACTCTAATAAAGTATGGATAACAAGTCCTAAACAATATGAACAATACTTTGGACAATTACCATTTAATGGAAAAATGTTTAGAACTGGAAATGTAAGAATTTACACAAAGCCTTATTACCAATTAGGTGGGGGTGGAGTAGTTTATAAGAATGGTCCAGTCAAAGAACATGGTAGAGCACAATTTGGCACTAAGATTACAGATCACAGTGCTGGGCTTCCAGATTATTGGTCAGATAATACTTACCTTCGTGGTGTAAATATGAAATCAGAGTATTTGTTTAATACACTTGCTCCAATTGAAGTTGACAATAGATACGGATTTGTAGACATAGCATATCCTCAATACGTTGCTGGATCAGCCCAAACAGTATTAACTGTTCCAACATTTCAAGCACTAGGACAAGCAGTAGGTGTTGATAACGCAACTGCAACAAGGTCAAGTAGAAATGGCATAATTGCAAACTTTTTAAGACAAACAGTTCCGTCTGATGAAACAATTAGATATCAAAAAACTACCTCTACGGCAACTATCCAATCTTCAGCATTAGTATTTACTGGACCAACTCCAATGACTACGGGAGTAACTCCTAAAAATTTTGTAACATATATATATAAAGAAATGACTTCTGACTTTAAACATTTTGGAACAAGAATGAGAATAATTGGAAAGCCAGAGTCTACTAATGAACTTCAAACTGCAACAAATGCTTCAGAATATTATATTGTAGAAGATGCAATTATTTCTGGTGGATCTGGTGGGCTAGGAGTTATGATTAATCCAAATACCAACTATGGATATTATTTTGAAATATGTGCATTAACGGGAAGTAATTTACAAGACTATAATGTGTCATCAACAAATGGTCAAGACTCAGTTTTAGAAAACGTTATGTTTTATAAGATAGTACCTGGAACAGTTAACTCAGGTACACAAGAAGCAATCCCTAAAAAGATATGGGGTGGATTATCTCAAATACTAGTAGATGATGGTGGCTTTGTTGGTCAAGATAGGTTGATGAATATAGAAAATCCAACAGTGTACGATTTGGCGGTAGAATATGAAAACATTGGTACTACAAGAAGATTTTACCTATATATAAATAATAAGTTGATTGCAATTGTTGACGACCCAGAGCCTCTACCAGTTTATAACAATATGGCCTTATTTGTTAGAGGGTCTTCAAAATGTATGTTTGAAAATATATATGCATTAAAAAACTTACAAAGTCAACAAACAAATGCTGCTGTAATTAAAGAAATTGATCAAACCTTTTCTAATAATCAAATAACATCTTCAGATGCTCTTAGAAGATATGCAGTATCTGGATTAGTAAAAGGCTCATACTTATCTAATATAGGCATAGATAGTCCAAGCAAATATGATATGTACTTTGAAGAATTTGGAACTATTATGAGGGAGTGTGCATATTTTAATATTAAATATGACCAAGCATACCCTGCATTCATTGCACAAATTGCAAAAACATTTAGTAGTGAAAGGTCCTTTACCACATCTGGATTTAGAGCAGGATCATATGGTGCAGAGTTCTTAATATTTAATTCAACAGATAAAACTATCGTCCTTGGAGAAAACTCTTCTAATTATCTTAAGATTCATGGTATTACTTTTACCCAAAGCACAAGTCATACATTGTCTGTTGATGAATTTATTAAAGAAAACTCAACGGTATACGATGATAAATATGTAGATAGAACATTGTTTTCTCCAATAAGTGCAGAACAACTATACCAAGACATACGATTAAGTAGATCTAAATATGGCAAAAAAGGATTTTCTTTAGATTCTTTATATATTCAAAATAAAGATGAGGCTGAATCATTAATGTCTTGGATTATTCAAAAGACCTTAAGACAAAGAAAAGATATTGCTGCCTCCGTATTTGGTGCATCTACGATACAATTAGGAGATGTAGTATCTATAAACTATGTAATGCCAGGTGGGTATGACTTTGTAGATACCAATAAAAAATTTGTTGTGTACGAAATGGACTATTCTTCAGCACTAGGTGGTCCAGAAACTAAAATAAGGATGGTGGAAATTTAATGGGAGATCCAGTAAAAATTCCTACTAGGGATGTTGTTGTCAATCTAGATGATCCAGGGGTAGACGTAGCAGAAATACAAAGTCTATTATTTGAAAACCTATCTTCACTAGAATTAACTAAGTTTACTAAGCATGATACTGTAGAAGGAATTAATCCATTTTACAATGTTATATCAAATCTATCTTCTATAAATAGAGAATTTGATCCTACAAGTTTATTATCTGCAACAAAATCAAACAACTCATTATTTGATGTTTATGGTATTGATTTGATAAGCAGACTCCCTACCGATGGAAGTGACTATGCTTATATTGAAAATGGCAATATTGTTATTAATTTAAGTAACATGGGGCCTAACGAATCGTTAGAAATTGAAGTAGACAGTAGTGGTACAATTTATAGGGTAAGGTCTTAATATGATAACTAATAATGGCAAACAGATTATAGCAAAATACTTACTTGGTCAAGCACCAGAGTTTGCTGCCTATCTTGCTGCAGGCTCAGGAAATGTACCTTTTTCTCAATCCAACGCTGCATCTCCATACTATGATGCCACAAGAAAAAATTTAGATTTTGAAATGTTTAGAGTTCCTATTCTATCTAAAGGCTTTGTTAGAGAAAACGGGGTAGACAAAATTGTCTTTAAAGCAGAAATGCCTTCTGATCAAAGATATCAGATATCAGAGATAGGGGTATTCCCAGCAGTTAAAAACTCTATAGCAAACCAATATGATAGTAAGTTATTGATGACTTTTTCAACAGCAGAAAATTGGTTATATAACTTTACCTCTGCTAGCGTTACATCGGCCTCTACAGTACTTGAGGCGGTAGCCTTAGATAATGGAAATACAAGCACTACAGACATTAGTGTTTCAAGCAGAATATTTTATTTTAATGCAAATGATCGTATATTTAATGATACAAATAGAAAGAATAAACATGAGCCTTCTAGATTTTTAAACAAAGCACTTATGGTAAGAGGAGATAATTCTTCATATTCTATAGAAAACTCTACCTTTAACTTTGACTTTAGTCAAAATCTTCCTCAAGACAAGATCAGACTTGCAATGTCTTTAATAAATAAGGCAGCAAATTCTAACTCTATTCCAGCGACAACTACTATAAAAATAGATTTTATAAATAACGTTGGCTCTAGGCCAAAGGCTACCTATACAGCAAACTTAGTTCAAAATGATTTTAATGTTCAAAGCAGCAGTGGTGTATTGCCTACCAGATATAAAATTTTAGACATTCCTATAGGAAGTTTTACAAAAGACACAGATTTCTCTTGGGGACAAGTTAACTTGGTAAAGATTACAGCGTATGTAACAACTGGCAATGGAACAGATGATCAATATTATATTTGTTTAGATGGAATGAGGCTAGAAAATGAAAGCACTGTAAACCCTCTTTACTCATTAGTTGGATACAATGTTGCAAGAACAACAAATGGGTATCCTATTATCAAAGTAGAAAATACAAATAACTACATAGAGTATAGGTTTGGAGTAAGTGTTTCTTAATGGCAAAGTTTATATTTCCACTAGAGGAACTGCCACCTCCAATGTCGGACGGTACTCAAAAATTTAGATTTAGAATAATTACAGAAGATAGAAACGTAGTATCATACTGGTCTCCAATATTTAAAATTATTAATGGCAAACAACTTGTTCCAGAAATACCTTCTTTTTCTGCAAGTGCTATATATGACAATAGAGACGATGCAATATCTTTGACACTGTCTTCTTCAGGAACCGACTATAATGAATTTATTAAAGACTATGATATTTTTGTTAAATGGGATAATCAAGCATATGACTTTTACAATAGGATGAATGCTAACGGTATAAGTATTGCAAATAGCGGTAGTGCTACTGTAAGAATAAAAGGACAGTTTCCTTCTCAATATGTAGATGGAGAGCCTTTAGAAAATGATCAACTAAAAATATTTGATACAGATGTAGTAAGCCTAATTGATTTAAGAGATACGGCATCTATTTCAGCATCTGTAACTAACATAAGTGCTAGCGTAACTCAGATTAATCAAAACGTTGCAAACGTAGAAGGACTTATCTACGCCCTATCGTGATATACTGGAGGTATTATGGGTGCTTTATCATTACCAGAACGTGGTCAGCCACTGGATGTTAATATTCTTTATGACATTACAGAACAGGTCAATACACTTACAAATGCTTTAACCGTAAAGGCTAGTAGCAGTTCTCAAGTAAACAAAGATACAGGATCTGTTGGAACCTCAAGTTTAAAATTTTATGCAGAGACTAAGCCTTTGGTAGCAACAAGTGTTAGCGGTGGGCAAACAGAAGAGTTTACAATTAGTTATCCAACTAGTTACAAATATACACCAGTCGTGACAGTAACAATCCTTAATAACACGGGATCAAATGCTGGAAATAACGTTACAATCGTTTTGACAAACGTTACAACAAGCCTAGCAAAAGGCATTGTTAGATATAACGAGGCTGGTACTGTTAATCTAAGTGTAAATGCAATAGTAGTCGGACTACCTCAATAAAATATGGTATACTGACTTAAATTAATAGAATGGTAAATAATGATAAAGTGTAGTAAGTGTAATGGAAAAATGTTCGTTGATAGGGTATTTTCATCCCACGATCATTTAGAATTATATTGTTTAATTTGTGGAAAGCGAGAAATGTATCATAACCCTCAAAAGTATGGTAAAAAAATACAATGGATAATGCAGCAAGAAAGACAAATGGCAAAAAAGAATGGCAATCATCTGTAAAACCTAGCAGCGTTATATTCTTTTTAAATAACGATCTAGTAAGATTAATACATTCTAATAGAGCCTCTAATGTATGCACAATCTATAACTATATACACGATAAAGAGCAAAGCCTATTATTGTCTGATTTTAAAAAACATAGAAAAAGAGCCTATACCTTTACAAATACAACTAAGATATTTGCAAGATCTAGAGTTCAATTTGAAAGAATGATAAAGGCTGAAATTATTCTACCCCCAACAGGTGCAGTTCCTGGAGGCAAAAGAGTTTGGCAAAAAATGTCTTACTATTCAGAAGATGATCTTTTTAAGATTCGTGAGGCAATGAGTAATATCCATTCAGGTAGACCCAGAAAGGATGGTAGGATTACTCCAAGAAAAAATATTCCTACCGAAAAAGAGTTGCGTTCTTTGATAGGAGATGCTATTATGTTATATACGCAAAATAAAAGCGGGGAATTTATCCCTGTTTGGGCAGAAGAAACGTGGTGAATTATGTCTGACAAGACAACAGTATCAGTAACGCTAGGCTATACTTTAAACCTTGGAAATTTTCAAAGTCTTAGAGTAGATCTAGGTTGTACAGACTTCCTTCGTGAAGGTGAAACAATGGATACAGCAATGGAACGTGTTTATAAATTCATAGAAGACAAGGTTGTAGAAAAAGTAGATGAGGCTAAGAAAGAACTAGAGTAGTGACAAATAAGCAGCAAAAATTTGCACTTCTTACTAGATTTAGAAAGTGTCTAAAAGATAAAGGTTTAGACGATACTATGAATATGCATGTAGAGCAGTGGGCTGCCGATGCATTGATTCAGTCTTATACTTTACAGGGTTGCTATGATTTGGTAGAATATTACTTTGCAGTAAGTGCAAGCCCTAGTTGGAAGTGGTTTACATATAATGCAGACAAAGTTTATTCAGCAAAGAAGTTAAAAGAAGAAGACGATAGAGTTCGTGCAATAATGCGTGAACAAGCGAAAGAGTGGTTAAAGTAATGTCTGCAGAATTAGAGGCAAAGGTACTTTCAGCGGTACTTAAAGATAAACAACTGCACGTATTACTACAGGCAAATCCAGATAGTCTATTTAGAACTCATAAAGATGTTTGGGAATTCATTAAACAATATAGTGAACAAAATTCTACAGTTCCATCAATACCATTAGTAGTAGAAAAATTTAGAGACTTTGATCCAATTGGAGAAATAGGAAATACAAAGTATCACCTTGAAGAACTTAGAACCTCATACTTACAAGATACTTTAAGCAATGTGCTAATGTCTACTGCTAAGCAATTACAAGATAACAAGCCTAATGATGCTTTAAATACTTTGATTGGTAAGACTGCTGAATTAAAAAAGATTACAGCAGATATAAGAGATGTTGATGCTACAGATATAGAAGATGCTGTTGCACACTTTAAACACATTAAGGAGTTAAATGAAAAAGGTCATCACGGTATTAAAACAGGTCTTGCGGGCTTTGACAACTATCTTCCAGCAGGTATTACTCCTGGTCAGTTTGGCATTCTTCTTGCTTATCCTGCTATTGGCAAGTCTTGGCTTGCATTGTTTATGGCTGTTCAAGCATGGAAGAACGGAAGAAAGCCACTAGTTATATCTCTTGAAATGACAGAGACAGAGGTTAGAAATCGTGTATACACAATTATGGGCCAAGGATTATTTTCACACAGAAAACTTACATCTGGAGATGTTGACGAAGAGTCTTTTAATATTTGGGGACAGCAACATCTTTCTAAAATGCCACCGTTTCATATTGTCTCAAATGACGGGGTAGGAGAATTATCTACTTCTGTATTAAGAGGAAAGATAGATCAATATTCACCAGACATTGTATTTGTAGATTATATTCAATTAATGCAATCAAATGTTCCAACAGATAATGAAGTAGTAAAGATTAAAAGTATTTCTAGAGAACTAAAAGTATTGGCTATATCTGCACAAGTTCCTATTGTTGCAATTGCTTCTGCTACCCCAGATGACGCTACAGACATGAACAGCGTGCCTTCTCTTGGTCAGGTTGCCTGGTCAAAGCAATTAGCATATGATGCAGATTGGGTACTAGCACTTGGCCGTGCTCAAGGCACAACAATTCTAGAATGTGCCTTTAGAAAGAATAGGCACGGTTTCTCTGGAGATTTTATGATAGATGTTGATTTTGATTCTGGAAGATTTATATACAAGGATTTTGAGGACAAATCATAATCTAACTATATAATTGTGGTATGTACAATCACAAGTCAATAAAGAAGTTTGACCTAGAGGGAGAAATCTATGATGACTCTCAGATCGTTAGGTTAAAACAACAATACATATTTATGTTAGAGGCCGCTATGAGAAATAGTGGCTACGTTCCTAGATATGATATTGACACAGACTTTACATTGTCGTATAATGGTAAAGCATTTAATTTTAAACTATCAGTTTATGGGGTACATGTTGGTAAGGACAAAGCAAAGTGTATAGCAGGAATAGACAAAAACAACCCAATAATGTTACCTATTACTCAGAAGAGCAAGTCAAGCGAAGTCTTGTAGCCGCTGGCATAGACATACAATATGAATTAGACAATGACTTAATGATCTTTTGTCCATTCCATAATAACTATAGATCACCAGCAGGAGAGGTATCAAAAGAAACAGGAATCTTCTGGTGTTTTTCTTGTCAAGAATCTAAAGAATTAACAGAACTTATTATGCATGTAAGTAAAAGATCTTATTTTGAAGCAATGAGACTTATAGATTCAAAAGCAGATACTAGAAATTTAGTTGATCAATTAAGCGGTAGTTTAGAAAAGAAAATAATTTTTAAGCAGTATTCGTTAGAATCTATAGAGCAGTTGCATAAAAATGTGTTTGAAAACGAGAGAGCAATCAAGTATTATTCCAATAGGCACATTACTAAAGAAAGTGTTGAAAAGTATAAACTAGGATATTCTTTAACCCAGGATATGGTTACTATTCCTGTACACTCCCCAGATGGCACATGTATAGGCTTTGTCGGAAGATCCATAGAAGGAAAAGTATTTAAGAATACACAAGATCTACCTAAAAGTAAAACTTTATTTAATTTATGGAGAAATAAAAGGGTAGATAAGATATTTGTTGTTGAGTCGTCATTTGATGCAATTAGACTAGAGCAAGTTGGAGTTCATGCTGTTGCTACGTTAGGTGCAACTATATCTAAAGAACAAAGAAAATTATTAAAACAATACTTTAATCAGGTAATTGCATTAGGGGATAACGATGATGCAGGCACCAACATGTCTAATAAACTTATTACAGATCTTGGACCTGGCAAATGTATAATAGCAAAACTTCCAAATGACGTAAAAGATGTGTCCGATTTGTCAGATAAAGAATTAAAAGATTTTGTAGCAAGATTTGACAATATAGTCTTGTCAATGCTACAATAAGGTAAGTCCATTTACAGGACAAATACTAAGGAGAAATATGGCAATTATAAAAGGACTCAAGAATATAGAAGCAATTCTTGACAAAACAAAAGTAGAAAACAGTGGTGCCAAGGTTAATTGGCTCAAGTTAGATGATGGCGAAAGCGTACAAATTCGCTTTGTAAGTGAACTAGATGCAGACTCACCAAACTATGAAGAAAAGCGTGGTCTTGCAATTGTTCAAAGTGAACACACAAATCCAGAAGACTACAAGAGAAAAGCAGCATGTACTGCAGATACTCAAGGACGTTGTTTTGGTTGTGAAATGTTCCGTAAAGAACCAAAGAGCGGCTGGAGAGCACGACTTCGTTTCTATTGCAATGTGTTAGTAGATAACGGTACAGACGAACCAAAGGTTGCAGTCTGGAGTATGGGTGTTAGCAAGACTGCTACATTTAGTACGATCCGTGAATTTGCAGCAGACTCAAATAGCATTAGCAACATGGTATGGAAATTAAAAAGAAATGGAAAAGGAACTGAAACAACATATATCCTTCTTCCAGGAAAACAAGATGCCGAACCATTTAATTGGGGATCACACGAAGCATTTAACTTGGACAAAGTTATTCGTGAACTTCCATATGCTGAACAAGAAGCATTCTATTTAGGGTTTGCTAACCCAACCACATCTGCAGCAGCAGAGTGGTAATAAGTAACTAATCTGAAAGGCTATGGCTTGAATTACGTTCCATTACACGTTCACACACACTATTCATTAATGGATGGTGTTGCAACTCCAGAGGAGTATTGCAAACGTGCAAAGCAAAATGGTATGACAGCCATAGCCATTACAGATCACGGTGCATTATCTGGACATCGTCCAATGTATCGTGCAGCAAAAGCCGAGGGTATAAAGCCAATCCTTGGTATAGAAGGATATATTACTCATGATAGATTTGATAGAAGAGATAAATCAGAAAGAACTGGTCCTCTAGATTTAACATATAACCATATTGTTATTCTTGCAAAGAACCAACAAGGATTAGAAAATCTAAATAGATTAAATGAAATAGGTTGGACAGAAGGGTTTTATAAAAAACCTAGAATTGATTTTGAAGTATTAGAAAAATATAAAGATGGCTTGATTGTTTTATCAGCCTGTATGTCTGGACTTATTGCTAAAGCCTTAGAGCATAAAGAATATGCAGAAGCAAAGAGACTTTTAAATTGGTTTAAAGATGTTTTTAAAGATGATTTCTACGTTGAAGTTATGCCACATAATTCTAAAGAATTAAATAATGAATTGCTTGAAATTGCAGATAGTATGGATATCAAGTCTGTTGTTACCCCAGATTGCCACCATTCTACTGTAGATCAAAAAGTAGTTCAAGAAATTATGCTTCTTTTAAATACACATGCAAAACTTGACAAAGAGGCAAAGTTTGAAAAATCTCAAAAGATAGATGACATGATGAAGCGTCTTGATTATTTATATGGTGCAGATAGACCTATGTCCTTTAGATCATTTGATATTCATCTTCTTTCATATGATGAAATGAAACAGGCTATGAATATGCAGGGTATAAAGAGAGAAGATATTTATACTAATTCATTAGAGATAGCAAACAAGATAGAAGAATATGATATTAAATCTGGATTAGACTTACTACCTGCAAAAGTTAGTGACCCACAAAAAACACTAGAAGATTTAGTTGTTAAAGGATTAATAGATAAAAAACTTAATCATCTACCTGAATATGTAAATAGATCATTAGAAGAGTTAGAGATTATTAAAGATAAAAATTTTGCACCATACTTTTTAATTGTAAGCAATATGCTTAACTGGGCAAAGAGCCAGGGAATTTTGGTAGGTCCAGGTCGTGGATCTGCTGCTGGATCTTTGGTCTGCTACGCACTTGGAATTACAGATGTTGATCCAATAGAGCATGGATTACTGTTTTTTAGATTTGTTAACCCAGAGCGTAATGACTTTCCAGATATCGATTCTGACATTGCAGACTCAAGACGTGATGAACTAAAAGGTTACTTAGAAGAAGAATATAAAAACGTTGCATCAATTGCTACCTTTTTAGAGTTTAGAGGAAAAGGTATTGTAAGAGATGTTTCAAGAGCATTTAATATACCTTTGTCTGATGTAAATAAAGTATTAAAAAATGTTGATGATTGGGATGACTTTACTTCAAGCAAAAGTGCACAGTGGTTTAGAATGAAGTATCCAGAAGTAGTTAAATATGGAGAGCAACTTCGTGGAAGAATTAGAGGAACTGGGATCCACGCTGCTGGAGTTGTTACAGCAAAAGAACCTATTTTTAAATATGCACCTTTAGAAACTAGACTTGCACCAGGAACAAAAGATCGTATAGCAGTAGTTGCAGTTGACATGGATGAGGCTGCAGACATTGGATTAATTAAACTTGACGTACTAGGACTAAAAACTTTGACGGTAATTGATGAAACAATTAAGTCTATTAAGAAGCGTCATAAGATAGATATAAAATTAAATGAAATTGATTTAAATGATAAAAAAGTTTATGAAATGCTTTCAGACGGAAGAACAAAAGGGGTGTTTCAGTGTGAAGCAACTCCCTATACAAATCTTTTAGTAAAGATGGGGGTATCTAATTTAAATGAGTTAGCAGCCTCTAATGCACTAGTAAGACCAGGTGCAATGAATACTATTGGCAAAACATATCTTGCAAGAAAACATGGAAAGGCTATTACTGAATATATTCATCCTATTATGCAAGAGTTTACAAAAGATACCTACGGTTGTGTACTGTATCAAGAACAAGTAATGCAGTCTTGCGTTCACCTTGGTGGCATGAGTATGGCAGAAGCAGATAAAGTTAGAAAGATTATTGGTAAAAAGAAAGACGCAAAAGAATTTGATGAATTTAAAGACAGATTCGTAGTGGGTGCATCAAAACATATCACCCCATTCAAAGCAGAGGCGTTATGGCATGATTTTGAGGCTCACGCAGGGTATTCATTCAATAAGTCACACGCTGTTGCATACTCTATGCTTTCCTACTGGACTGCATGGTTAAAGTATTATTACCCAATTGAGTTTATGTATTGTTTGTTAAGAAACGAACAAGATAAAGATGCAAGAACAGAGTATTTGATCGAAGCAAAAAGAATGGGCATTGCAATTAGGTTGCCTCATGTTAATGAGTCTGAGTCAGACTTTACTATTGAGGGCAAAGGTATTCGTGTAGGGTTATCTTCAATTAAGTGGATATCTGATGGAGTTTCTTCTAAGATCATGGCTTATAGACCTTATAAATCTTATCAAGAATTTTCAACACTAGCCTCTAAAAAGGGTAGTGGAATAAATATAAGAGCCGTTCAAGCATTAAATGCAGTAGGTGCATTAGCATTTCCAGATAATCCAAGACAAGAAAGTGTTGTAAAAGAAAATCTTTATGAGTATTTAAATCTTCCAGAATTTACAACTAGCGTTCCACCTCACTATTATGCTTACATAGACGATATTGAAGATTTTGATGAGACAGATGTTCATATTATTATGGGTGTTGTAAAAAATATTAAACGTGGCAAGGGCTGGTCTAGAGTAGAAATCATGGATGCTACTGGAATGCTTGGGGTATTTGACGAAGAAGAGACAAAGATAGAGCAAGGCAAGACATATCTATTTTTAGTTGGTGCCAATAGAATTAGTGAAGCAATTATTGTTGATGAAATAAAGAATTTTTCTACAAATAGTTTAGTTAAGTTTTTAAATTATAAGTCTTTGCCCTATGGCGGAGAAGAGTATTATGTGCTATCATTTAAGCCTAGAGTAACTAAGGCTGGAAAGAAAATGGCACATATGATAGTTGCAAACTCAGATCGTGAAATGAAACCTATTATAGTTTTCCCTCGACAATTTTCTGAGGGATATATGAAATGCGAGCCAGGAACTGTAACCAAAATGACATTTGGAAAATCAGAAGATGGCTCTTTAGTATTGAATGAGGTAATTAAATAATGTCTATACAGATTGAAGAATTCTTATCACAACTAGATCCTAGTTTAAGAAAAAGATTAAGTAATGCTACTGACGTAGAAGTAATTAAACAAAAAACACCAAGCATAAGTTTAAACAATGCATTAAAAGGTGGGTTTGCATACGGAAGACAGGTTATGATTTGGGGCAACAAGTCTGCTGGCAAGTCATCTTTTTGTTTACAAATGATTGGCGAAGCACAAAAGGAAGGGAAACTATGTGCTTGGATTGATGCAGAGCAGTCTTTTGATCCAGAGTGGGCTACAAAACTTGGGGTAGATACAAATAAATTAGTATACTCTGCTGCTAAGACTATTAATGATATGGTTGATGTTGCTACTCAACTAATGAAAGCAAAGATAGATATTATAGTAGTTGATTCTATATCTGCATTATTGCCTGCTATATATTTTGAAAAAGACTCCAGTGAATTAAAGGCTTTAGAAAATACTAAACAAATAGGTGCAGAAGCCAAGGATATGACCAATGCAGTAAAAATGCTTAATTATGCAAATAATCAAGATGGTCAAACATTATTGGTTTTAATTTCACAATTAAGAAATAATATTGGTGCTATGTATGCTTCTCATATGCCAACTGGTGGGCTAGCAGTTAAATTTTTCTCAAGCACAGTTGTTAAATTATGGTCTAGTGACTCAGACAACAATGCCTTAAAGTCTAAGATAACAGTCGGAGATAAACTTATAGAAGGTAAAGTAGGAAGAAAAGTTAACTGGCATATTGATTTTAACAAGACTGGTCCAGGATTTCTTTCTGGTGAATATGATTTTTATTTTGATGGAGATACCATTGGAGTAGATAAGATAGCAGACCTTGTAGATACTGCAGAACTTTTAGGCACCATAGAAAAAGGTGGGGCTTGGTATACAGTTCTAGGTGAAAGATTGCAGGGTAGAGCAAAGGTAATTGAATATCTAAAAGAAAACCCAGAGAAACTAAAAGAACTTGAATCAACAATCAACACCTAACTATACTTTATACCCTGGTAAATTTATTTGCCATACATGTAAAGAAATAGTTCCAAAAGCAAGAATGTATGTAGAAAAGGGAGATCTTACTTGGATGTGTACTAATAAACATTTATCTAAAGTAACTTTTCCAAAGAAAGGATACTGATGAGCGAGCGTGGAGAGTTAAAACGTATTGGTGCAAAGCCACATCGTAATTCAGGTAGAGGGCCAGTCAAGGCTGACGGATCACTGGATGACTTCGTTGTAGATGTCAAGGAGTATTCCAAATCCTATTCCGTTAGCCAAGACTCTTGGTCAAAAATTGTTTCGGACACAATGAAGGTAGATAGACAAAAAAATCCTGCGTTAATGATAGTCCTTGGATCAGGACATAAAAAGGTAAGACTTGCTATAATTGAATGGGAAGTATTTGAACAGTTAAGAGAAAAGAAATAATGGAACCTACAGTAGAACTATTAAATAAGTTAACATCTTTTAATGAGATGTCAGAGTATATGCAAGATGAAGAGTTTACAAAGACTCTTACTATTGTTGCCAAATTAATAGCCAATCCAGATGTTCCAGCAGCAAAAGCAACATTGTTAATTACACAATTGCAGGCTCAATCAGCAAAGTTTGCAATGTTAGCGGCTTGGTACTCTCACGTAAAAAAAGATGACAGGGCAAAGAAAAATATGTACTATGCAATAAGAGAAGCAACCGACAAACTGGTCGATGCCCTTAAATATAATGTAAGGAATTTTTAATGACTAAAGGCCTAGTAAAAAAGATGGTTAAAAAGAAAGAGGCAACAATAGATTTATCAAAAATTGCTGATCATATTCATGAAGGACATATGAAGATGCAAAAAAGTAAGACTGGCTTTATTAAGAAAAAAAGTTTTAGTCCTTCAACCTTAGTCTTTGGAAACGGACACTGTGCTAGATATTGGTACTTAGCATTTGAAGGAAATGAGTGGGAAGAAAAAAATACAGGTATCAATTATGCCAACATGAATACTGGATCTAGTAGTCATGAAAGAATCCAAGGTGCACTAGAAGCACAGGGAATACTTGAATGGCAAGAACAAGAAATAGTTAACGAAGATCCACCAATATTTGGATATGCAGATGCTATGGTTAGACTTGAAGATAAGTTAGTATTGCTTGAAATTAAAACAACAAAGAACGAAGCCTTTGAATATCATAAAGCAAAAGGAACTGCTAGTACATATCATATAGAGCAATTACTTATTTATATGAAGATATTAAAACAACAGGTTGGTGCCATTGTATATGAGAATAAAAATACACACGAGATATGTGTGATACCAGTTGTTGCTACAGAAGAGTATGTTAAGTTTATAGATTATTTCTTTGACTGGATGCGTAAAGTTAAAAAGGCATTTGATGACAAACAGTTACCAGAAAGAGGATATAGAAAAGACTCTAAAGTTTGTGCATCTTGCCCAATAGAAAAAGTATGTGATTCAAGAGACAAAGGTGTAATTAAGATTGAAAGAAGGAAAGAACTTGAATGATAAAATATTGCGAATGGTGCGATGACTCTTTTGAGACACCGACTAAAAACCAAATTTACTGCGATAGTACATGCAGGTCTCTTGCAACTAAACAAAAAATTGTACAACGTTACAGAATTACAAAAGCCAAAGAGCGAATGGGGAAAGATCGCCGTTGTGCTGGTAATTGTGGTACCCTTCTTAGCATTTATAATGACAATGGTTTCTGTGATACTTGTATGGTTAGTAGCAAAAAATTAGACAGGGTAATAAAAGAGATAAAGGACTTTTTTGATTATGAGCAAAAGTAAATTAAGATATATTGGTCAACCCAATACAATCTTAGCAATAGATGCTTCAACAAACTCAATGGCCTTTTCTGTATTTACAGAAAGAAAACTTATTAAGTTTGGCAAAGTTAATTTTTATGGAAATCATGTTTATGAAAAAACAGGAGATGCAACTAAAAAAATAGCATCATTCTTAAAAGATTATGAAATTGATGCCATAGTTATAGAGTCAGCAATATTTACAAATTCACAAAAGACTGCAATAAACTTATCACTTGTTCAAGGTGCAATATTGGGTGCTAGCCAGATGTATAAAAAAACTCCAATAGTTTCTTGTTCTCCCGTATCTTGGCAAAATTGGATTGGTAATGGCAAACTAACCAAAGAAGAAAAGTTAGCAGTAAAAGATCTGTATGGTAATGATAAATCTTACTCATTCTACAAAACAAAAGAAAGAGAAATGAGAAAAGGAAAGACTATTAGAAAGATTAATATGCAGTTTGATTTAAATGTTGAAGATGACGATGTTGCAGATTCTATTGCAATAGGCTGGTATTCATCTGAAAACTGGAGCAAGTTAGTTGATCAACCTCATAATCTTGACAAGACAAGAGGGTAGTGATAAAATGAAACTATATACAAGCGAGGCTTGGTTAAAGAAAAGGTATCAAATTGATAAGAAAAGCCCTCAAGAAATTGCCAAAGAGTGTGGAGCATCTGTTGAAACTATATATGTATATCTTGCCAAGTTTGGTCTTAGAAAATCAAAGAGGTAAAAATGGCAGAGTATAAAATTCCAAACTTTGAAAAAGAACTTGAAGATAAGATGAGAATTGTCAAAGACATGTCTACCCAAGCACCAGCGGGTAGAAAGATATTAGATGAATGTCTGGATATAGCCAAACTACTTATTAGTAAGAATCAATCTTATGGTAGTTCATATAGCCATCCTATTAATATATTTAGTAAGTCTACCCCAAAAGAACAAATATTTATTCGTATTGATGATAAACTTAATAGAATACATAAAGGCAAAGAATACGCATCAGAAGATACAATCTTAGATCTTATTGGCTACCTTGTATTGTTAAGGACATTAAACAATGAATGATGAATTAGTTAAACACTTAGACCTGGTAAATCAGGTTGCTGCAGAATACCTTAAGGGTTATGACGCTTCTCAAATTTCAAAAGAACTAGACATGCCTCGTCAAAAAGTACTGTCTCTTCTTAATGATTGGAGATCTATGATCTCAAACAATCAAGCAATTCACATGAGAGCAAAAGAAGCCCTTGCTGGTGCAGACCAACACTATTCATCTTTAATTAAAAAGACTTATGAAGTAATTGACTCTGCAGATTCTACTGCTAATCTTACAGCAAAAACAACCGCTATCAAATTGATAGCAGACATTGAAAGCAAAAGACTTGAAATGCTACAAAAAGCAGGCTTATTAGATAATAAAGAAATAGCAGAACAGATAATTGAAATGGAAAGAAAGCAAGGAGTTCTAATTGGAATCCTTAAAGAAGTAGCCTCAAAGCATCCAGAAATTCGTGAAGAAATTATGAGAAGACTTTCTGAAGTGCAAACAGAGGTGGTAGTAATTGACAACGATTGATTTTAGTGAGTTTATAGAGGCGTTGGACGAAAGTCCTTTTGAGGAAATGCCAGTAGATGTAAAAACTTTTGTAAGAAGTAAAGACTATCTTAATATGCCAGAATTATCTGAGTACCAATATACTTTAGTAGAATGCATGAGTCAAATTTATAAAAAAGAAGATGTTGAAAGATGGTTAGGAAAAGAGGACGGTAATGAACATTATAAAAAATACACTAAGTCTGAAGTTATTCTTATGTGTGGAAAAGGTAGTGGTAAAGACCATACTTCTACCATTGGCTGTGCTTACATTGTTTATAAACTTCTTTGTCTCAAAGACCCATCGAGATATTTTGGTAAACCATCAAACGATGCAATAGATTTAATTAACGTAGCAGTTAACGCACAACAGGCAAAGAACGTATTTTTTAAAGGGTTTAAATCTAAAATTGAAGGTTCCCCTTGGTTTGCTGGCAAATATAAAGAGCCAAAGATTGATAGCATTGAATTTAATAAATCAATTACAGTTTACTCTGGACATTCTGAACGTGAATCTGCAGAAGGATTAAACTTAATGCTTGCAGTTCTTGATGAAATATCTGGATTTGCTATGGAGGGTGCTGGAGGTAATGATCAAGGAAAGACAGCAGACAACCTTTATAAAGCCTTTAGAGGATCTGTAGACTCTCGTTTTCCAGACTATGGCAAGGTTATATTGCTATCATTTCCAAGGTATAAAGGAGACTTTATATCACAAAGATATGACGATGTAATTGCAGATAAAGAAACAACAATAAGAAGTCATGAATTTATAATTAATCCAACATTGTCTGAAGATGATCCATCTAATAAGTTTGCTATTGAATGGGAAGAAGATAATATTTTATCTTATAAGTTCCCTGGAGTTTTTGCACTTCGTAGACCTACTTGGGAAATGAATCCAACAAGAAAGATTGAAGATTTTAAAATTGCATTTTTTACAGATGCAGCAGATGCACTTATGCGTTTTGCTTGCATGCCAACAGTATCTTCAGATGCATTTTTTAAGTCAAGAGAAAAAGTTGAAAGGGCTTTATCTTCAAGAAATCCATTAGATACTAATAGAAGATTTGATTTAACATTTAAGCCAAAGGAAGATGTAGAGTATTTTGTTCATGCTGACTTAGCACAAAAGCATGACAAGTGTGCTGTATCAATTGCTCACGTAGATAAATGGGTAAGTGTCCAATCATTTAATAATTATGAACAGATAGTTCCATTTGTAGTTGTAGATGCTATTGCTTGGTGGGAGCCAAAGCGTGAAGGTCCTGTAGATCTAAGCGAGGTAAAAAATTGGATTATAGATTTAAGAAGAAATGGTTTTAATTTAGGACTTGTTACATTTGATAGATGGCAGTCTTTTGATATTCAACAAGAGTTAAAACAAGTAGGAATTAAAACAGATACTTTATCTGTTGCTAAAAAACATTATGAAGACTTGTCTATGTTAATTTATGAAGATAGAGTAGTCGCTCCACACATAGATATTCTTTTAGAAGAAATGTTAGAACTTAGAATTATGAGTAGTAATAAAGTAGATCATCCTAGAAAAAAATCTAAGGACTTAGCAGACGCTATGTGTGGCTCTGTATATAATGCAATTGCCCACGCTCAAAGAGACAGGATAAAAGAAATAGACATTCATACTTGGTCTAGGGGTGGAGTAGACAATGATTCATCTAGAGATGAAGATGGTCTTCCAAAAGAAAAGATTAGAGGTAGAATAGGAGACTGGGGCGGAGGGTATAGACTAATATGATAGATAGTTCAGAAGAAGATAATAGAAAAGACTTCTTAGAACATTTAATAGAAATAGGTGCTGTTGAAATAGTTGGGTATGACTCTATATCTGATCAATTTACATATAACCTTACTCCTGAATGTGAATATCTAGTTCCAGCCTTATGGGATGAACATTTTAAAACAGTTAACGAACTAGCCTTTTCTATGTGGAGTAAAGGGTTGATAGAGATGAATTTTGACAAAGATGGCACAGCAATGGTAATGTTAAAAGAAGAAACTGTAAAAATAAAGGATAGTCTTCCAGATGAAGAAAGGTTCTTTATTGAAAACCTTTTGAGAAAACATAATAATGGTGATATAATTTAATTATGCCTTATGATATTAGAAGAAATCAGCCTGGCTGCAGCGGCTATGCCGTTGTCGGTCCAGATGGAGATGTAAAGGGTTGCCACCCTTCTCGTAGAGAGGCTGTTGATCAACAAAGAGCAATTTATGCTGCTGAAGCAAACAGTAAAAAAATGCATGAAGGGGTTATTACAAACGAAGACACCCCTAACAAAAATCCTCATTCAATGGAAGAGTGTGTTGATCCAAAAAATTGTCCAGAGCATATGGCCTCTTATCACGAAGAAACAAATAAAAAATCACCTTGTTGGGATGGATATGTTCAACGTGGAATGAAACCAGGTCAAAACGGTCAAATGGTTCCAAATTGCGTACCAGTTAAAAAAGCAGACATTGAATGCTGCCCAGACTTAATCAAAGCAGAACATGAAATGCAAGAAGGAATGTTTGCAATGGGACCATATTCTAAAGGAATGGCTCATGGAAAAATTGAACATGTAATGAGAGATGGAAGCCTTGCAGGCGGATCAGAATTTGAGGTTGTTGCAACACCAGAAGACCCAGCAATACTAATAAGAATGTATGAGGAGTCAAATGGTAGTTGGCAAGGAACTGATTTATTTACAGCATTTAAATCATCAGAGGCTATGTTAATTGGAACCGAAGAAGATATGATGGGTCACTCAATGGATAAGGCAGACTCAGTTCGTGTCGGACAAATGGTATCTTGGAATTCAAGCGGCGGTAGAGCAGAAGGAAAAGTAATTAGAGTTATTAGAAATGGAAAGTTTAAAGTTCCAAATAGTTCATTTGAAATCAATGGAACACCAGAAGATCCAGCAGTAGCGATAAGACTATATCGTGATGGAAAACCAACAGATACTGTTGTTGGACACAAAATGAAAACATTAAATGTTAAAAAATCTATGGAAGAAATAGATTTAGAAAAAAGATCTTTAGAAGATTTAGACCTAAAACCAACAGAATCAATGGCATCAAACGCTCGTAGAGGATTAGAATTAAGAAGAAAATTTGGCAGAGGTGGCACCGCAGTTGGGGTTGCACGTGCAAGAGATTTAGCAAATAGAAAAGAATTGAGTCCTGGAACGGTATTAAGAATGTATTCTTTCTTTTCACGTCATGAAGTAGACAAACAAGGTAAAGACTGGAACAACTCAGAAAGACCTTCTAATGGAAAGATTGCTTGGCTTCTCTGGGGTGGAGACTCTGGATATGCCTGGGCTAAATCTAAAAGAAATGCAATTATGAATATAAGATCTCAAAAATCAAACGATACAGTCTGGCAAGAATCTCCTTTTTCACTTCGTAAAAATATTGACAAACAATAGCAAACAGTGTAGAATTAGACAAAAGAGGAGTTGAAATGAATGAAGATAACCAAATTCTCAAAACTATGCTTCAGTATTATCGCAACAAGTGTGCACAACTGGAGTTTGATTTTGTATTATATAAACTACAGCAAGAGTTTAAAGAAGGACAATCTTCAGGAACTATTCAAGACTCCACCAATGCCAGAGAAGAGACTGACACAAATGCAAAAAACTCTTAAAAATAGTAACGTATCAGTAGCAATTGTAAACGATTACGCCTACTGGGTAAAAAACAATAGCATCTATAAATCAAGAGTATCAGATGATGGCTTTATAGATGTAGATAATGCATTAGAGATAGATGTTTTCTCATTAAATGAGAGAGAAACAAAGAATCTTCTAAAAATTATAGATAGCATATCAGAATAAAACAATATGGAATACCTTCAACTTTCTTTAACAATTTTGTGTACTGTTCTTTTTTTTCTATGGAATTATAAATATTTAAAGTTAAACAATGATGAGCAAATAATCAAGGTATCAACTGTTGACAATAAGGCCTATTGGGTCTATAATAATATACTATATACCTCAGAAGTTATTGATGGAAAAATAAGTATGAGGAAAAAAGAAAAAGTAGATTCTATGGGAATGTCTGAAGACGATATCCATGATCTACTAAATACGATTGGACAACAATGATTATCGCTGTAGAGGGAACAAAATCTTTCTCAGATTACGAGATCTTTATGAGGGCTATGAGTGTGGCATTGTCTAATATCAAAGATAACGAAATTCAAGTATGGTCTTTAGGGCCGCACGCTATAAATAATTTTACAGCAGCATTCTGTAATTCATCAGAAAACTTTTTAAAACAAAAAGGATTTAAGATATCTTTTCACAAAGTATATGCAGCGTGGGTATCAGAAAATATTGAACACGTTAACTATTTTGCCTTTTTTAGTGCACCGAAAGAGTCTTTGTCAAAAATGACTATGTTGGCACAGGGAGTAGATACATGTGAAGTTGGGGTGTTTAGATACTAATGAACCTTAACCTAGAGCAGTGGTCATACGTTATGTTTGGAGTTCAATTATTTTTCTATATGACTATGGCATCAATATCATTAGGCAATAACAACAGATTTAGTCTTGCACTAATGTTTTTATCGTTTATATTATTACAAGGAACAACAATAGCATACGGAATAATGACTGGACAACCAGGATTTATATTTTCTGTTATTGTACAATTTGTTTTAATTTTTATAGCGTTTACAGTTAGTTTAAGGATAAATAATGATAGTAAATAGCAAAGAACAAATGGATACAATTATTAATAATAATCCTAACTTTGAGTGGGATAACTGGACAGTGGTTGTTTACACAGAAGATGATGGATATTATAATAAAGGTGGAGTGTTTAAAGATGGCAAATGGAAAACTCAATATAGGTATGACATGGTGGATTATGGTGTGTGGCAGATTCCAGATAGGTTTCTAGCACATGTACAAGTTTAGTGAAGATCGCTCATGTATAAACATGGATACCAATCTATTTTTTGAAAAATATGAGGAAGATCCAATAGTTGCTGAAGGAGTAGATACATTGTGTTCAAAGTGTCCAGCACAAAGACAATGTCTTGCATATGCTGTTAGCAATCAAGAGTGGGGCGTTTGGGGCGGGGTATATTTAGAATCAGGTAAAATATCTAGAGAGT